AAGGAGCCCAAAAGTGAAGAACCAGAAGATGATGAAGAAGCCAATGAAGGATGCCGACGACTACGGCAAAAAAGGCTCGAACGGTGACAAGGGCAAAAAAATGCCAGCCAACAAATTGATGATGGCTGGCGGTCCGAAATCGAAGAGGAAGGATTGTTAGGAGCCATCTCCTAACTGTTCCCAATCGCGGCCAGAAGAGATCCACAATTTTCTGGCCGCGGGATGGGGGTACTCATCCTTGTATATGATCCTCCGACAACTTGTATTGAGAAGCAGTTTGGTGCAGGCAATGCACGGACTTGCGGTCACATACGCAGTGTCGATGCTGTGAACATCCTTACATTGGAGTAGAGCATTTTGCTCGGCGTGGATTGCTTGACACGAGTCAAGGTCCGTGCCAGACTTTGACGTGGCTCCAAGACAGCGGTGCGGGAAATACAAGCCGTCTGGTCCCAGTCTTTGACCATTAGCCACAAGGCAGTCGTGAGACACGTCGTATTGGACAGCCGACCAATCCAAATGTTTCTGGTTCAGGTGGTCCCCAATGTCCACCTTTACCTGTTCATTGCAGTGCGGTTGGCCAGACGCGACGCCGTTATATCCCGTGGCAATTACGTGGCCTCTAGCGTTTAGTAGGACGCAACCAACCTGCCTTCTAAAACAAGTGGCTCTGCGCGCAGTCGTGATTGCCAGGTCCATGGCCCAACGATCCCGTGTCGGTCTCACTTCCATTCTGACTTCTCCCACCACCGAATGTCGTCGCCCTTAGACGACTCTCTGAGAGACTTCAAGAATTGCAAAACGTGGGGCAATCCTTGTCTCTCCATTGGGGAAAAGCATAAATTCCCCGGGACTGGCTTTGTGGGGGACAGTTGACCAAGTTCCCACAAACATTTCTGAGCTGGTTCAAAGTCTTGTTCATACAGATGGCTGCTCGCGGCCGTCAAATACAGAGCGCCCGGAGTCACCAATCTTTCATTGTTAGGCGCTTCGTTTCGAATGTGGTTCACGATGTGTTTTGTGTTCAATATGCAACACACGGCAAACGCCAGCATCGAGAAGTTGAACACGTCGTAGGGGAGTCCGAGCCAAACATCAGAAGATCTCATGAAGACGTGAAGGTTCAACTTGTCACCACGAATTTTGAAATCGAAGGCCACCGTGCACGGAATATCCTTCGACTTTTCGGGGTTTGCCCTCCACGTGGTCAGTACGGCCTGGCGAGTATCTCTGTCGGTGGACAATTTTTCTACGACGTATCCCAATTGTTCAATGATCCTTGGTCCGTAGGCTCCATAGAACCTATGGCCATCATCGCTAAATTGAGCAATGTGTTTGTTCCACGGGGTGATACCCTCGACAGTGTCGTCACCCGACAAAATCCAAAAGGCCTCGGCAGCCATGAATTTGTAGCTGAGCCTTCTGCTGGGAAAAGTCAACACCGGGTAGTTCATGTTGACTGCGACGGTGTGTTGCGGCAATTCCTTGGTCAATCTCCCTCTGGGAGATACCTCAAACCCCTCCTCTAGGATTTTCCTGACAACGGTGAACCACTGAAAATCGAGAGTGTTGAACCACTCACTCGACTGCTTCGGCACGTTATTCATAGCTTGAAGCCCTCTTCGCAAGGTTGAACATTTGAAGACACGTGTCAAGATTGTTGACAAATACGTTCGGAGGACGCAAACTGTCAATTGCTCTTGGCGACCACGGTTTCATGGTCGTGTAATCATACCCGACCACGATGTTTGATGAGTTGTCCACAATTTGACTGAATTTGGAGAATTTATAGGCGAAGTAGACTTCCGACATCTGTTCTTCGCTTGAAAGCATTTCCTGACTTCGCCTGGAATTGAAAGTCTCCAGAACTTTTGCAAGAGGCGGGAGGCACATGATCATCACAGCGCCACACATATTCCCCAGAATAGTCAAGTCTGCCGCTCGCTTTCCGAGACGATCCTCGCCATTCCGGTATGCATCACCATAGATCTTCTCGCTGTGCCACGAGCGATCAAGAACAATGTCTTGACAACCGTGCAATGCCGGAAGAATGGACTCGACGTAATGTCTTCCAATTTTGACTTCGCCTTTATAGGCGCCGTGGTGGATATACTTTGCGCCAGTCAATTCAGCAAATTGCTGGGCAGCAGTTGTCTTCCCACCACCGTCCGGGCCTTCGAAGATGGTCAATTTCGAAGTCGTGAATTTGTCCTTGTCCATCATGCGTTGTCCCTGTCGAGGTGGATGAGATCGTCGAGACACCGACTTTCGTTGGAGACGTCACCGTCTGGGAAGAATTCTTCAACTCTATATCCAGCCTCCGTAAGGATGGCAAGAGTTTGGGGCCCCACCCAACCGGGCGGCTTCGTGACGTCGACCAGATTTCCGCGATGGGTTGTGCCAGGCACCTTGCGCATATTTGCCTCGTGGACGTCGTTCCACAATTTCGACCAGACCGACGTGAGGCCCAACATGACGGCCGAACCTTTGAGAACGTAGACGGCATCGACCAAGGCGTCGGCCATTAGTGCCATGTCTTGAGCTGCCGCTGCCTTGGCAAATTCTTCGGAAGCTTCCTCAAAGTGGAATTTCACCCTTTCCAACATTTTCCTGCGGGTCAGATGGGTGATGTTTTCCGGAGCCAGCTGTCCAAATTTCAAATGAAATTCTTGGACGGCGTTGATTTCCGGGTCGGCATGGACGGTGGGTTTGGTCACGATTATTCTCCTCAGCTAAGATTTTCGGGATTTCAGTTTACTACGGCTTGTCGAATGCTGACATATCCCCCCAATCAACATTCGACTTCAATTCAGACGACCCTTCTCTCACTGCAATAGTGTCAGGAGGTTCGGCTGCAACGTTCCAAAACCATGCGTTGTTGGAAGCGTGTTCACGTATGAAGCTCCAAGCCTTTGCGTCATACGATAGGACTGACGGAAAGGGCGGTGCTTCATCTTGCTTGACACTCTGGGTGAATGGCAAAGGATGGCTGTAAATCGAGGCTCTGCCTTTTTCCCCATCGTGAATGTTTCGAGCTACGGCAACTGCAAAGACCTTGGCTTTGGGCCAAGCCAACTGAAGGCCTCGACTTAGCACGCCGGTGCTAATCACAGTCCAGAATTCCTTGATCTTCATATAGTCACCAATCTCGCAATCCGCCACCAGTCGAGCCGTCTTTGCGATCCCAGCCACGGCCGCAGGCACGTCGAGACCGAGAGGAAAGAAGGTGTAGCCGTGATCCTCAGCAAACTTCCGTGCCATCCGTTGCAGATTGGGCATGGCGGCTACGCGCACAAACCTCAAATCTGCCCAAAGATTGTAGGCGGTCAATTGATGGTGCGAAGGTTTCGCAGCGGCTGGAGAGAAGAGAATGAGTTTGCGTCCGGTGTCTGAACATAACTTGGCCAACGACATCGGCGCCCACCCAACTCTTGGGGCGACATAAACAATGGTCTTGGTCTTCTTGTATTCCGGTTGGAACAGGGCGGCTGATCCGGCTCTAGCCTTGGTTCCGAACCCCATCATGTCATCACGAACAACGTAGATCGTCCGTTTGGAGTCCAACTTGACCCTATCAACCCGCGGGACGGGCAACGGATCTTCCCAATCCCGAACTAGATCCATAAGACGCGACTCTCCCATCTGATCCAGCTCTTTGTGGACCGAAGACGAGGTGTGGTTCGTGTGCGTCATTGATAGTTCCCTTCGGGTTGCCGCCCTTTGAAATAGCGGAGGCTTGAGTTGTTGAACAGTCCAGCTTCGCGCACGTGGTCGAAGCCCTTTTTAGGAACGTAGTTTTCCAACCATCTGATCAGGTCACATCCAGGGCTGGCGTCTTCGACGTCCATGGGAAGGGTCCCGGTCAAATTGCTGAACAATCTGGTTCCACGGTCAAAGAATTCTTGGGAATTCATACGGACGGTTGGGCGCAAACAGACTGACAAGGCTTCTTGAGCGTTCTTTCCGTGGTAGCAATCTGAAGTAGCATCCACCAAGTGGGGCAGATACTCAGCCATGTCCATGACCCACGCAGTCAAAACAAACTTGAACTGCTTGCAGCCACGTTTGCGTTGATAGTCCAAAACTTGATCCACGGTTTCTTTGATCCCTGCCGGCCCCTTTCCGTATCGACATCTCTGCTCAAACCAAAACCACACGTCGTCCACCAGTTGAGGGGCGATCTTGACCAGATACTCAATTCCTGCCAGGCGGAAGAACGGATCCTTCAACTTATTGAATGGCGGGATTTGGTTTCCAATGCTTGTGAACATCGTCATGTGTCGGTTGTAACTGATCCACGAAGACATTGGTGGGATGCCAAGACTGTCGCTGACCATTAGAGGCACAATCGTGTTTCGCCAACCATGATCATGCTCGAAACTGGCGCCTGAACCTGTGACTCGGTGGACCAGACAGACATAGAGCCACGCCCGGTCGTCACCCCTAAATCTGGGATAGTCCCAACCTTTGAGACGGTTGTTGACGATTTTGGGAGCTTGGTCCCCGTATCGCAGCTGTTCGAGAACATTTGAAAAGCCTGCAAAGCGGCGTCTCACAGTGTCATAGATCGGAATGTTGTCCTGAAGATCACAACCAGACTTGAAATTTTCAGGCACGTATCCGAGGTTCTTTTCCTGAAGACTTTTCGCCCTATGGTAGTAGTGGTAGGCTTCGACAAAGTACGGAGTGGGCTGCAAATCGTAAGTGGAAGCCAATTGAATTGCGTGAGAAGCTTCACGAAGACGCCTCTGCCACACTCCGGCCTTGGAAGGGATAACCAGGTCCTTCGACCTGGCTTCATCTTCTACGTCCTTCAGATGCTGCTTGACCATGATCCACCTTTCCAGATGTGTGTATACTGGGACGGACGAATGTGGACCGACTGGGGTTTCTCCATGACGTCGAAGTCCAATTCGCCGGTGCCGTTCCAGAAATGACTAGGGTGACGGTAGACCGAGATGCCGTCCGTCGGCCACTTGCCCATCTCGTCCGCCCACCAGTCCCGAAGGTTGGCTCGGTCAGCCCACGAGCCGAAGAACGGAGTCCCCTTATACCAACCAGTCTTCGGGAGCTTTCGCGACTCGTTCTCAATGGGCAACGGCTCGGCCACGATGATCCGCTGCTTCCGATATTCTTTGACCAAATCTTTAAGCTGGCTGCGGTACTCCTTCAACAGCTCCCTGCCTGAGTTTTGACCGTGGCGTAGCACGTGGTGCCTGATGTCAATGTTGCCAAAATAGAACGTGATGCTCTGAATGGTCGGACACCAAGCTTGGTTGACCAAACTGGAAAGGCCGGTGTTGAGGGCACCATGCAATGTGAGACCGTCATTTCTGAAGATCCTCGACCCCTTCGTGTATAGGGACAGAGCATGACTGTCCCCGACCACGAGGTTCTTAGGCTTCGTCGTCGGCCACCTCTGTCCCACACTCTTGGCTATAACCCGGTAAAGACCCCGTTGATCAAACTCGGGCGCTAAAAGTCTAGCTCCCAATAGTTCATCGTAAGGGGGCATGGTGCGATCCATGCTGAATAAACCGTAGCCAACCAATTCTCCAACTGCCTGGAATTTTCGAACCCTTTCATAGAGTTCCGGTTGTGGCCCTCCCGGGAAATTCAAAGCGTCTTTGAATTCCATTCCATGATAGACGTAGACAGTATCTCCGGGCTTGACGATGTCTGTCACACGGTCCATGTGGCTGGTTGTAATCAGCTTTGCGCCAATCTCTTCAGCCCAATACAAGGCCCATCCAGCCCTGTGACTAACCTCTATTCGGTCAGTCACAGGGGTCAGAGGGCTGAAAAGGTACAGCCCCATGTGTCAGTTCCTGGCCGAAGCTTCGGCCTTCGAGCCGGGCTTTGCAGGCCTGACGACCTTGGAAGTCTTGGCCAACCCAGGCTTGTTGGCCTGAGGTGCAGACTTCGCGCCGGCGCCACCAGTGGATTTCGCGCCGATCGGCTCAGGCGGGTTCATGCCCTGCTTCCTCAGGTGGTTCCGGTTCCAGGCAATGTAGCTGCGCTTGGAGTCATCAAGATCGAACTCCTTCTGCACTTCGGCAAAAATCTGGTCATCGGACATAGTCCCCTTCATGATCAAATCGCAGATCATGCTGGACACAGACGGGCGCTTCACCTTCGGCTCCTTGGCAGCCTTCGGTTCCTTGGCAGCCTTCGGCTCAGCAACCTTGGCAGCCTTCGGCTCGGCAACCTTGGCAGCCTTCGGTTCGGCAACCTTGGACTTGACGCCAGTGATAACTTTGCCGGGTGCTTTCGCCACACCCTTCTTCACACTTGCGGTACTGGTAGCCATAACGATATTTTCCTTCTCATATGGTTTGAGGATGCGCCCCAAAAAATTCAGGGCCTCGGGCGTTGCGCCGAGCTGTTGGGCGTGCTCACGGTAGATCTTGGCGATGGCTTCAGGATCATCTTGTGTGCGCGCAAACTTGGTTTCGAATTCCTTTGTCGGCATCGAAACAACCGTCACCCACGGGTAGTCTTCCTCCCCAATCTGAGTGTCGGTCAAAAAGCTTGTGGTCGAACCTGTGTTCGCCACCACAATGACGGCAGGAAGGCCGTCCGCCACGGTTCCTTTTTTCGGGGCGTAGATGCGATATTCGATCATCTTACGCTGCTCCCCAATTGTCAAGGAGGGCGATCGACGTCTTTGAGACGTCTCTGATTTGGATGGCTTTGATTTTCTCATTGCGCACTTTCAACGCAAGTTTTTCAAAATCAGCCATGGTCATGGTTCCGGGCACGAGGAAAGATCCAACGTCTCCAGACGTAAAGACAACTCGGATGTAGATCATGATTTTATGCACTCCTCAGCAAAGGTTGGTAGGAAACTATACTAAGAGCTCGAGCTTTTGTAAACAAAAAACTCAGAGCAGGCCCTTCTTTTTTAGCTCCTCTCTATACCAATCAACACTCGTTCTCCTGAACGTGGGAAACTCTTTAAGGACCTTCTCAAAGATTTCGTCGTCGGAAATTTCCCTCGCCAAAATCAACTCTCTGGTCACGCTGGCCATAGACCTCTTCTTCTCCGCCTTTGGCCTAGGTTCCGATGTCGTCTGGCGCTTTTCGCCTTTCGAAGAAGGTTGTGGCTTTTTACCACTCACAATATCTTGGAGAAACGCTTCAGCCTCCTGTATGGAGGAGAATATGATTGGATCGCCAAAGCCGTCACCTTTCGTAGGGTGTCTAAAAGTCGCCTTCCAATCAGCGAGGTGGCTGTTATCTAGTTTCACCAAGTCGATCACTGTGAAGGATCCCTTCCTGACTCCACCGATCTCGAGAATTTGGTATCGGTCGTGGAGCAGCGGGGATGAGTACCCACCATCTCCAGCTTTTTGGAGGATCAACATTTTAATCTCCCCCACGCCCGAGGTCTTCGTAGACTGACGACTTTCTCGTCCCCTCTTCGACCTTTTTGAAACTGTTGAAGCTCAGCATATTGGGTCCACGCACGGCGCGGAAGCACCACGGTTCGTGGAGAGTGACTGTGAACGATCCGGGCTCGTCCTCGTCAATAGCCATGATCCATGGCCGTTGACGGATCAAATAGGTCAAGCGTTTGTTGGCCATGGGGTCACACTCCTCTCTGCAACCAATTGGATACCACGCCGTCCATGTGGTAGGAAAGAGTGTGGGGAGTCCCTTGGGAAACCAGACCAGCTTCGACCAACAGAGACCCAGCGGTTCTCATAACATTCGTCGCCATCTTAACGCTGACAACCCCTTCAGGATCCTCAATCCGAACAGCCATGAAGCTGCCGACAAAACTGACCTGAATTTTCGGGCAGAACCCTTTGAAGATCCTGTTGAGATTGCGAGTGATCGGAGTGGTTGCGTTAGCCATGATCGTTTTCCTCAGCTTGGGTGTCGATATGGAACCCTACCAAAATGCTCAAACGTCGTACACAGCTATTTTAGCTTTTTGCCAACTTTTTTGAGCCCCTCGTACAAAGCATTCTGCCCCTTCTCTTTGTGCCTTAGAGCCCACAAAATCGTCTCATCTATGGTGTCCTTGGCTATCAAATGGTGGTTGAATACTCTCTTCGCCTTTAGTCCTTGACGCCTGATACGTCGGATGAATTGGTCATAGAGTTCGTAGTCCCAGGTCAACGTGTGCCAACACACGTGGTTTCCCGACTGTTGCAAATTGAGACCATGGGCCACAGACTGGGGGTGCGCAAACAGGAGTGGAAGCTCACCGTTATTCCAGGCGGCTTCGAGTTCCTTGAACTTTTTTTCTGACACGCCTGATCCGATATATGGGACGTCCGCTCCGAATTTAGACCTGATCCTGTCCATGTCGTGTTGAAAATCGTAGGCCACTAACAGCGGAGCCCCTTGGAGCTCGTCAACCAAATCTTCCAACAATTCAATCTTCTCGTTGTGGAGATTTAACCATTCCCTCTTTCCCTTTTTTGCAATCTTCCCATCCAACAGTTCGATGATTTCCTGGTCCAGATAAATTCCCCCACTGGCCACTTGTCTGCACTTCATCGAAGCGACTGCGGAGGTTGACGCCACCACAACCTTCTGTTCAATCTTAGCGATCAGATCGTTGTGAAGGGCGTCGTAAATTTCCTTGACCTTTTCTGGAAGGTCAAAACTGCGAACAATGTCCACAACCTCTGGCATATCGACGTAGTCTTCTGCCGCAAGGCGAAGCACTATTGGAGACAGTCTCTCGTAGATCTCTTCTTCGGCGCCTTCTCGAATGGTCCAACCAAATCCGTCAAACGACGGGTTGAAATAGTTGTTCCTATAGTGTGTGATACGGTGTCCAAGACTTCTCCCCATGTCTATCACGTAGCATTGACCAAAAAGATCAAGGAAACCGTTGGCGACAAGGGATCCGGTCAGTCCCCACCGACGGGCAAAAGTGTTGAGAACGGTTCTCAAAGTTTTGAACCGACCAGAAGACGGATGTTTGAATTTTGTCAATTCGTCGACGACGAGAGTGTCGAAGCCAAAAGATTTGAACCTCTTCACATTGGTTGTCACAGACACTCTATTCTTGTTGTTGCGAATTTTCACAGCTTCCAGTAGCCAGTCAAGTCCATCTGGATTGATGACGCAAATGTCAGCGTCGGCAATCAGGTCGGCATTTCGGGTCTTCCCATGGAGGACGACCATCTTCAACCCATAGAAATCTGACCACTTCTCCAACTCTTTCGGCCAGACCAGGTAGCATGGCTTCAGAGGCGCTATGACCAACATCTTGGACGCCAACTTTTTCTTTTTGAGAACCTTAAACGCCCCTATGGTGACACTAGTCTTCCCCACGCCTGGGTCTGCTGCCAGAATTCCGCACGCGTGTTCGAGAAGAAACTTCATCCCTCTTTTTTGCCCTAGATGAGGCTTCCAAGGCTGTGACAACTGCGGAAACAGCACCTTCGACGGTGTCGTGGACTTCGATGTCGTAACCAAGTTTTTTGAGGATCTCATGGATGTATTCCTGCTTCGGGTCCGGATCTTCTCCGGGACGTTTGAACTCTATGAAAAGCGGGCGTCCTCCAGGAATGAAGAAAATTCTGTCGGGCCACCCCGTGTCAGACCTGGTGTTGATCTTGATATTCCTGACACCGAGTCTTTCGGCTTGTTTGCAAGCCTTCCTCTCGATGTCAGTTTCTACTTCACCTCTCAAGCTTTTCGACTCTTGTCTGGCAGATGACGCACCGGACTCTACCGTCTTTGATACGCAACTCCGGCAAAGGTTCATCGCAATCGAAGCAATTCACCCCATCCCAACCTTTGAATTGGGGAAGGTTTGACTGGCGATAGGCTTTTGCCATTCGCGCCGTAGCCGCGATTGTGCCACGATCAATCTGCTCAAAGATTTTCTCGATGTCGCCATCGTGTGTATCACCCATGGAATGCAATCGAACCTCTTCTAGCTGACGGCCTCAATATCCGAAGCAAGTGATTAGTCTGATTTTTTGCGTCGAATAGGGCGTTGTGATGTTGACCAAAGACCCGAGAAATTTTGATTTCCGGGTGCAGAGATTTGACAGTCCTATAGCATCTGTTGTTCCAGAATTCCCACGGCTGTTTTTCGCCGATGGCTGCATAGGCGCTAACCAGAATAGCGTTGTCGAAATCGCTTCCGTTGCCCCAAACTTTGACGCTTTTATCTGAGGTCGAATGCAAAGATGCCAGAAAATCTCTGAACATCTTCAGCATTGTGATGATGCCGTGCCCTCCGACCTCGCTCTCCTTGATGATATTTGAAACGGCCGGGTCTTGTTTGGACCACCATTCCAAAGTTTCTTCGTCTTCATGGAGACCGGCTTCAACGCAGGATCTTCTATTGATCACTCCGTAGAATTCTGGGCCAGTGATGTTCTTTTCAATATCGAAGGCCACAGCTCCGATACTGATAATGCTGCATCCGGGTCTTCGACCGAAAGTTTCCAGGTCGACCATGACGTTATCCATCATTTTGGACCTTCCCCTTCCTTGACAAGTATGATGTGATGCAGGTAAGTCTGCACCGACCCGAATTTCCGAACTGTGGATTGTTGGACACGTTCTTCATCAACCAATCCCAGGAGTCGGCAGAGGTGGGCCGCTGCGCTGACGTGCCCCATTTCTTCACTGAGCATTGCGAGATTGTTGTATTCGACCACCATTTCCCCGCTGCTATCTTGAGCGATCTTTCCATGGCGTAGAATTTTTGCCGAGGCTTTGATCACCTCAGAACATTCTTCCATCAGAAGGTGCAGAGCTTCCTGCTCGGCCAGAGTCAGATCGGTTGTAGGATGCTTGAACAAAGGAGCATCCCCACCCCCTTTCTTGTCGGCCGGTTTGCGGCTCTGTTCGGTACCCTTTTGCGCAAAGAATGGAATTGTAAGTGGGTTCCACATCTGTCTTCTCCGTTTTCAGTATTTGCAAGGGCCGCCTTTAGAGGCGGAATAATCACACCATCCACACAGGTGCGAAGGCTTCGGGGCAAACGTCGTGTCATTCAACATCGGCTTGACACGCTTCTCCCAACTCTTCTGAAGAGATTTGAGGTCGGCTCCCTGATAGACCTTGGCCTCGGAAGTCCCAATGATGGGGTAGACAATACCAGCATCGAGATAGACAAGCCGAGGCTTGACTGTCAAACCTTTCGGGATCAGATGGCGCCACTTCAACAACGCGCCGAGGGCATACAGGTCGAGCTGTTCCAAATAATCTTCCTGACTGTCTGGACGGTATTTCCCCGTCTTGTAATCTGTGACAATTACGACAGGAAGCTCGTCTTGCTCGATCAGATTTGAAACGTCAGTTTTGATCCTGACCCAACATCCAGCCCAATCATTCCAAACGGTTTCAGACCAGTCTGTCTTGAAAGCCCATGTGTCCTCCACCGTAATCCGTTCCGGGTGTTTCTTCATCAGGGCTTTGAGAGACTTGAAGTCCTCAGTAAATTGGGACAGCTCCTTGGGGATGCGGGATATTTCACCCTTGAGAAACTTTTCAGCCATTTTATGGATGGCGTCTCCACGGATCATTGCCGCGTTCTTCTGAATGGGGATTTTGTCGATGTAGGACAACTTCGCCTTCAGAGGACACTGCTTGTAGGTGCCGTAGCGGCTATAGCTCCACGATGTGAGCTTGGTTGGTTTAGTCCATGACATTGACTTGTTTTCCCTTCTTGTCAAAATCTTTCATTGACGCCCAATTCAACGCAGAGAACGCCCCCTCGGACAAGATCTTTACGTCAAATTCCACCGACTCCATGCAGAGCCTTAGCTCTTCCATAGCCTCGTAAAAATCGCTTTTAGGAACGCTGATCACGATTTCATCGTGCACCTGGAGAAGGATCTTCCACCCTCTGTTTCCCTTGCGCACAATGACGTCTGTGTAGAAGCGGATGACGGCCTCCTTCGTGCAGTCTGCCGCAGATCCTTGGACCAACACATTGACCATCTTGTAGTCAAAATGCATGATCCTACCTTTGACCAGCGCTGGAGGTTCGCAGTAGTATTCTCTTCCGCCCCACGTTTTGATCGGTTCGTTAGCCTTTGCCCGTGCCTTCATGTCGTTATACATGTCTTTGAGGCCTGGGTAGAGGTTGTAGATCGCATCACGAATTTCTCTGGTTTCCTCAACGGTGGAACCATTCTTTTCAGCCAGCGATCCCACACCTTGGCCGTAGATGATGCCTAGATTGATATTTTTCACCGGCTTTCTATCATATCTCCGGCCCATGACACGCTCCAAATGTTCCTTAGCATTGTCATGATAGTCAATCCACGGGTCGTTTTCGTACTGCTCTTGCAATTCACCACCTTCAAAATGGGCCAAAATTCTAGGCTCTTGCTGGGAGTAATCTCGACCCAACAAAATTTCATCGTCGCTATACGGGATGATGTAGCCTCTGCACAGCGGGAGAGCGGGTAGATCAGGCCATGGGCAGGCGGGCAGATGCTTCGTCAGAACGTCTTTCGGGTCTTTGAAAATTTGGGTGAATTCTTTTGGAATGTTTTGAAAGTTTGGTGTTGAAGACAACCTTCCGGTGCGCGTGCCGGCTTCGGCCTTCACCTGGTTCCAAGTTGTGAAGATAAAACCGCCGGATGCGTGGGCCATCGCCAACCACGGAAGCATAAAGGTGCCTAGGCAAGTCTTCAACTGCGCCCTGTATTTCAGCACCGCCGCCATCACTTTGTCTGTGACGCCTGCAGATAGAGCCTCCTTATTGGTTTGAATTGCCCCTCCGGCCGTGACTCCCATCAATGATGGGTCGGCCTTCTTGGCCCTGATCAAAGCTTCGGCTAGTTGGGCTCCCGAGTCCAGATTGAGGGGCTCCATTTTCGAAGACCCTCTGGACTCCGGAAACATCGGATTGCCCAACTGCTTGCGGACCCACTCCTCGATAGTGAGCATCCAAGATGCGTAATTGTCAACGTCTCTTTTGAGTCGATCGTAGTCAACCCTGACGCCGTTACGCTCAGACTCAAGTAGAATTGGCATGAGTCTGCGCTCGCGATTATAGGCTTCCAACATGCCGCGTTCGACGGTCTTCTTCCAAAGGAGTTCGAAAAGCTTTTCAGTTCTGATCGTGTCGCCGTTAGCGTAGGTCCCGACCAAATCTCCCGGAGCATAGGCGATATATTTCCCAGGAGGATTTTTTGAGTTTTTACTTCTGCCGATTTTGATACCTGGAATGGGATGGTTGGTGGCAAGCCATTCGGCAACAGCGTCCTGCTCCTCGGAGGGCATATTCAACAGCCTGACTGAGGATGGCTTCAGTCCCAATTCCTTCTGGTGCGGATCGTCCAGAAATAGCAGAAACATCGTGTCGTGAATTTTGTCCCACTTGGGTATGGGCAGACCCATGTGGACTTCGGCGACGTCGACGTCAAATTTTCCGTTCTGAAACAGCACGCCGTCCGGGTTTGACCACGCCTTTTCAAGCGCTTTTTTGGCCTCGCTCCAGGTAGAGTTGTTCCTAGACCTATGGCCCCAAGCATAATATCGAGGAGCCTTCCCCCACTCCTTAATGGACACACCTACCGGAACGGGCGGGTATTTCGGACGGCTCTCTATTCCGAAAGTTTCAAAATCGACAGTTGTGGGCTTTGGCTGTTTCACTTGGAACCGCCTGACAATTTGATCAATTCCAATCTTTCTGATTGGGCTCTGACCTTATTCAAACGACTATGGATGCGGAGCATGAATTGCTTCCTCCGCTTCCCGCTTATTTCAATATGAAGTAATTTTCGACAATACTCCTCAGTCGCCGATTGGACTGCTTCGTTGAGTTTTGCCCAAGTTTTAAGTTCCTCGTCCATATTTACAACCTTCTCCTGTTTCGAAAAACGGCTCAGAGGATTTAGCTCTGAGCCATTCTTTCAGCCCCGCAACGGCGTCAGTATTTGCGTCCGCGGGACTGCTGTTGAGGGGCAGGCTTGCCTTTGGCGCCGCCACGAGATGGTGCCGCCCTACCACGAGCAGGTTGCTGACGCTCTTCCATTTCAAGGTTGTACGGGAATTCGATTTGTGATTTGGCTTCCTGGTTCCGCTTCATAATGATGGGCAGAAGAGAACTGGGGACTTCGCACAAAGGTTCGAAGATCACACGGAACTGGGTCTTCGGATCGGCTTCCGTTCGAATTCTTGTCACGATGCCATGCGGCGGACGACGAAGAGTTCCAGCCACCTGCTTGACGAAGCCTGCAAAACCGTTGATCGATGTCACAGGCAACTTCATATAGGCAAGAGTCGCCGAGGCAAAGTGGTCGTCATTATCGATCCATTGAAACCTGTTTTGGGCGTCAAAAGATCCGGCCGGGATGAGCGCCAATCGCCTGATATTTCTGCAAGCCTTCCCGCGACCGACATCAGATGATCCCCACTGGTTGTGAGGACATTCCTTGCAGTTTTCATTCACAGCTTGGTTCGCTGCAAAGACAGACTCATGCGGCGCCATTTCGTCATCGCGACCAAAGGCAAAGCACGTCGGGGGAGCAGGATTGTCAGGATCGTAACGGCCTTCGAAGAAGATGTTCTCAAAGATGTGGTCGACAATAATGACCGCCATCTGATTTCCAGGCATCTGCGCGTCATTGAATTTGAGTTGGCCACCTTGCATGGAGAAAAATTGGCCACCGCCAGATTTGGCCTCCATACCGGCAGCAATTTCTGCCTGCTTTGCAAGTTCTTCTTCCCAATTGACCAATGCCGTCGATTTCGACAGCTTTGCCGCAGTGTCAGATTTAGCAACACGAGCCATGAGAGTTCCATCCTTCCAGATGTTTGATGTGTGGTTGTCTGCGGTTTGAATTCCACAAACCTTCGGGTGTAGAACCCCGATTGGCCTGTCCGAGTGGGCCATTCTCAACTCCAATCGCCTTGGATAAGGTCGTAGGAGTATTCTATGAACCTTCCTTTCTCACATAGAAGTTGCAATTCATGTGAGCGACAATCATGCCCGGCCTGACGTGCGTGTAGACCAATTCAACATGGAGCGGAATATCTCCAGGCACGGTCGGTTTTTCGTGGACCGTGCAATGGGTCATGAACTTAGCCATGTCTGGCAAAAGCCGCTTGGCGAATTTACACGTGGCACACTTTGTGGGCTCAGTGTAATTGCACACGGTGGAGATTGTCCTTTTTCGCACAAGCTCGAAGTATCTTTCAAGGTCTTGTCCGATCATCGCCGTTCTCCAGTCAGATCTTTGTCAATGACACTGACACGACTTGGAATGTCGACACACCTGGGACGGTCTTCCCAGTGTCCCAGATCTCAGACACGGCCGTCTCAGACAACCGCCTCTGGAGCAGGTCGAAGTTGTTGGTCCTCTTGATGTATTTGTAGAACTCATTCCAATCCTTCACCTGGGGAATGGTCTTAGTAACCACCGAGACTCTGTGAGTCTTACCTTGGGCGCCGGTGTCGGACTTGGGAAGCGTGTTGATAATATGCTCCTTAAGAGCCTTCTCCTCCTCTTCCAAGGCGTCAACGACCTTCTTCATCTCAAGACGACGGTCGCGGATCTTAAACAACATATCGGCGCATGCGCCCATTGACTTTGGGAATTTGTAGGCGGGTTCCTTAGTCACGTTCATTCTCCTCAGCAAGAGAGATTATACTACCCAGCAGTCCTGACCTCGTACATAGATATTTTAGGGCGGGAAGGCATTTTAAGACCGACCCGCCCTAAATTTCTACACGAGAGCCAGAGCTTTCCGAAGGGCAGCGGACTTGAAGGCGTCGCCACGGCCGAACAGAGCATTGTCCAGCTGGTGGCTAGGTGTCTTGCTCTTGGCGTGATGGTCGACATATTCCGTGATGCCGTTCACCAGACCCCAAAGAGTTCCATCGACGCCTTCCAATTCGGCGCCCATGGCAGTGCCGTCAACGAAGAGTTCACGGATCTTCTTGAAGGCGGTTGTGTTGGTCACTTCCTTGGCAGAGACCACATTATTCTCGACCAGAGCTTCGCCGATGAACTGCTCGGCTTCCTGAGTAGTGATCGGCTTGGAAGCCAGCCTCCGGGTTTCCAACATGAATTCGCGGAAAGATCCGGTGACAATGCCGAGTTGCTTCTTCATCGCCAAAGGATCAAAGGTTGTCCGGTGGGACATTGAGAAGGATTGGGTATTTTCCTTCAGAGCGATGGTCAGAGTGTTTTGGCAGACCACGCGTTCGGCAACAAACTTGGCCGTCGTCTTCATGCTGCCGTCGATGGCCGTGCACAGAAGAAGGTGAGCCTTCACCCGGTCGTTGCCAATCACCACAGCGTCATCGGTCACACGGGCCAAAGCCCAAAAGCGGCGGCCGTCAAAAAGTGTGCCGGCAGTGTTCAGCTCATAACCATTACCGTTCGTCAGATCCCGGAAGAATTCCAGAACTTCACCGGGTTGGACGAGTTGAAATTTCTGACCAACAACTCCAAGAGGCTTCTTCGTGTCGGACCGGAAGATGACATGATGTTCGTCAAAGATCCGTTGGTTGTCGCCTTCTCCAAAGCGAACACGTGAGCGGCACGCAGTCCATTCCATACCGGCTGCAATCTTCCACTCGTCAACTGACAGGCCGGGCTTCAGTTTTTGGCCAAGGCCGTGCCAAGGCTTTTCACCGACGTAAGCCATTTCGGTGAAGCCGTTATTCCTGATTGTGACAGCAGCAGTCATGAGAGTCTCTCCTCAGCTTTAGAGACGTGATTGTCTCTACTTGAGAACCATACTCTCTGACGTCAGGATTGTAAACACCTATTTTAGGTCTTTTGCAAATTTTTTGCAAATTTATGGGATGCAGAAATACGCCACTGCAAAACACGCGATAGCTAACACAATGAAAAACCGCGAGTTGTTGCAACGCATGTCACGAGCTATCAGAAGAGATGCGGCCCCCATTAGCGACCACCAGAAGACAAAAAATGTCATGACAATCTCCCTCCAGGCTTTCTAAGAAGCGCCGAAGGTTGTGGTGGAACTTGAGGCTCCTCTTTGGTGGCGGCGTCGTATGCGTCAAAACATCGTTGGGCCCATTGATCGTTTGTCCCAGCTTTTTGGTCCCCTTCCACTGTTCGCTTGGTTCTGTGCTGAATTGCGTAAGACTTAAATTGCTCTCCAGCCTTGTGCAACATCCGAGCCGCCGAGTCTCTGGAATTTTTCAATTCAAGGTTCTCGGCTTTGAGAGCATCGCGTTCAACGAGAAGACTTGTGAGGGCTGTTGCAACCGGCCACATTTGCATGATGCGGCACGCTTCGATCAACTTTTCGACATCTTCCTTTTTCATATCAATCCTCATGCGTTTCATAAATTGGGTGACGGGTTTTGACAACCTTAAGGTGTGAAGCGTCTCCACGTGTCCAGTGCGCTTCCTCCTCCTTGGTAAACGGTCCGGCTTCCACTTGCCAAGGGTGTTCCTCGTCAACCACCCAAAATTGCTCGATGTGTTGCCTTTCGACCTTGCTCGAAGCGTTCTCCATTCGCAGCCTCCTGTTTTCAGCCATCAAATTTTGCAACTCATCGGCTGCGATAAACGGGGCGCGGTCATGCGTGCGCATGACATTTTTCCACCCAGAATGCTCTTCGCGCGTCCAATTTGGCGTGTTTCGAAGCTGCTTCACAAGTTCGTGCAACCTCTTATCACGGCTCTCTATATCATCGTCTTCAGGCATCTTCCTTCTCCTCTCGCGTTATGGTTTCCCTGCTGCGGCCTTCAATACGTCGTCCGCTATTGTCTTTGCGTTGGACCACGCTTTTGCCACAAACGCCATCTCGGCCGAAACTTGAGTCACAGCATCAGCCACCGCCAATGCCGTCTGAGCTGCACGTGTCGCTTCGGCCGCCAACTCTTTTGCCTTCAACGCATTTGCGTTTGCCGTTGCAAGCCCTTCGTTCACGACCAATACGGCTCCCACCAATGTCTTTAGATCTGGAGCCGACGTCACGTTTGCGGCCGCTTCGGCTGCCATCCTCAGATCTTCTCTAAGTCTGGGGTTCATAGTTTTTCTCCAACAGCGTCGCGCGCATCCATAATGGATTTCCAACAGCACCAGACATCGTATTTGGCTCCGGCGCCGTAATGTTCCAACGCGTCTGCATACAACGCAGTGTGTGGAAGATGGGCATCCGGTCCTATGATGCTGGCCAGATGGTTTCCCCCGATCATTACAGATCGCAACGCCGCCTTCAGTTGTGCGTTCTCATTCTTCAACGCATTCTCGCGTTCCGTGGTCGGCACGTCGCTGACGAAAGCTTCTTTGACTAGGTCGTATTCACTGTCCAGGCCAGAAACATACTTACCTTTGACGTTCCATGTGAATAGTTGCGTCACAAAGAAATGGCCATCGTTGGTATTGGAGATGTCCAATGGTCCAACAACTTCGCCATCTCGCCTCCAATAGTATTTGCCTGCTTCAATTCTCATTTTTCTACCCTCCCCTGCCCTTTGCGCACTGTTCCCACCAACCACGAAATGGCCTCAGCCAGATCAGCGGCCTTCTTGGCTTTTGCCTCTTCGGAAATCTCGGCATTCTTTGGATTGCCTCTGATGTTCCAATTGCCCAATACGGCTCGGCTGACTGACGCCTGAGACACGTTGAACTGTCTGGCAAGAGTATGTTGTGAGACATTGCCAGCAGCGTAGGCTTTGCGAATGTCTCGGGCCATCTCAAGAGTGATCGTCACTCGCTTTTTAGGTCTGATCATCGGTCAGACTCCCAAATTCTTGAGCTTACGATTTGCGGCAATGACCCGGCGCTGGGCATTGCCCAATTCTGCGCGCCAGAAATCGTAGCCGGCAAACTTGTTATCAACGCGGATGTCTTTGCTGTGATAGGAGGCGCGACCAGAAATGGCGCGGTAGATGTCCCTGTTTGCCACTTCGGCCCATGTCTTGCCGGCCTTCCTTGCCCGGTTCAGAGTGCCCATGATTTTGAGGCACGCATTCCGAGCGGCTACGGCAGCAACGTATTCGTTGAGCGCGTTGGAGACTTCGATCTCCTCGGCGGTGGGCAGTGGCCCGGTGTGGGGCGGCAGAGCGAAGTATTCAGCATCGGCTTGCCATTCAGTGCGGATCATGTCTGTTCTCCTCAGCAACAAGAGAACTATACAGTTGATGAGCCGGGTTGTAAACAATTATTTTTGCACCCGGCTCACTTTTTCAGATTACAGCACCAGGAATGGGGCCTCAGCTGTCGTCAAACCGATGAAGAAATAGCTCTCGGATCCGGCGCGAGACGCCAAGAGTCCAGCTTCGCCATCGAGGCTTGTATTGGAGAAGACGACGTTGTCCACATACGAAGGATCCCAGTCGTCGATCCCCACTTGGAAGTCCGTGACCTTGATCGTTCCAGTGCCTGTGCCGTCTTTCCCAAAGACGTCGGCGCCAGAACCACCAGTGAGTCTTTGGCCACCAACTCCCCTGATCACGTCAGCGCCGCCTCCGCCATTGATGTTGATCAAGCCGGAAGTGTTGCCATTGATCACGTCGCTGAAATTGGTGGCAATGAGACCTTCGATGGCAGTGAAGGCAATTCCGCTGCTTGTCAGAACGATTTGTGGAGATTGCGAAGATTGAATGATCAGACCTTCACCCCAACCAGACATATCCAACACGTCAGTTCCGGCGCCGCCGTTGATGGTGTCGAAACCCTGGCTCATGACAAACAAGTCGTTGCCATTTTCACCCAAAATGTTGTCGTTGCCTGTGCCACCATTCAGTGTGTCATCACCGGCGCCACCATATAGCGCGTCATTCCCAGCATCACCATTCACGGCGTCGTTACCGTTCTGGCCTTGGACGTTGTCATTGCCATCGCCACCGTGAAGTGCGTCATTTCCGTCGGCGCCTGTGATAATGTCATTGCCCGCCATGCCATACATTAGATCGGCGCCAAAATTGCCAATCATGCGGTTGTCCAAGCCATTCCCTGTGCCAGTAAAGCCAGAGAACGAGTTGCCGTTCGTCAGGCCTTCGACGTTATCTTGCAGAAGATAGTAGTTTGTGTTTGTGACACGGACGGTATCAATTCCCTCATTGGCGTGTTCAATCACTTGATCGAGGAAATTGTCGATGTTGTAGTAATCATCACCGGTTCCGCCATACATCACGTCGTAGCCGCTGTTCCCGTTCAACACGTCATTGCCGGAACCGCCATACAAATAGTCGTCACCCAGGCCACCTTGCAGCGTGTCGTGACCGTTTTCACCATACAGGAAATCAGCGTGCATGGTTCCTTGCAGCCAGTTATTGCCGCCGTTTCCAAAAAGAATACTTCCGCTCATGATAGATGGTCCTCCGAAGGTTAAACCGTTGTCACGGCCGACCACATCTGGTCGTTCTAGGGTCGGCGACAAAGCACAGACCCTAAAAGGACCAGACCCAACTAGTGGGTCTGTTGTGATGGCCACCAATACGGCAAGTCTGGACTTTCAGACCACCCGAACCTGCCGTAATACTCATCGTCCTTGCGAAGAAGGTTGCTGCGGTGCGATGCGTGCAAATCACGATTACCATACCACCACGGCATCACGATTTCTTCAGTTGGCATGATCAGGTTCATCGAGTTGTTATATCCTCGCTGAACCCATTCGATGATCATGGTATCGTGGTATTTTTCAAGGGCTGGTTCATATCCAGCCCACATCAGAACAGCCGGATGGTTTCGCCATCCATTTGTCTTTTGCCGCCCGCGGAGAACGTTGATGATTTGCAGAGCCTCGACCCTCTGCTTCCCCAGCCTTCTATAGTCCAGCACTTCGGCTGAAGCTGTGAAGCTGGCAAAAGGTAGGAAGGTTTGCATACCGTCACCGCGACTCAGCAGCTTCGGTCAAAACAATATGATGATCCAGGTCGGGCATTTCAAGAGCATCGGGCTCCTCAATGCAAAGATCATCAAAACTCAGATTTCGCCACCCGTCGATGAATTCTTCGGTAACTTGACCTGCGTCGCTTTCCTGCCAAAGTTCCGACTTGTCGGCCGCCTCATCTTCAAGGCGTCCTACCACATCATAGAGAAACTCCTGAGTCTCAGCAAGAGCCTCGTTATATTTCACCTCGTTGGCCTGGACGTGAAGGCTGAACAATTTCGACATTTCCTCATTAAATGTCTCGATGCCCTTGGAAAGGGCTGCGCCCGCCAACTCTAAACTGGCGGCTAGTTCTTCACGGCGTTTGATCTCCGCCTTTGTCAGTTTGAAAGCCATGAGCCATATCTCCTCTTTTCTGGCTGTTGGAAAATCGACATTAACACGATCTCGACAGCTTAGATACTTCTAATGCTGCCGAGTTTAAGATTGGCGCGCCCTGGTGGACTCGAACCACCGACCCACAGCTTAGAAGGCTGTTGCTCTATCCAACTGAGCTAAGGGCGCCCTAACTCTTGCCACTCGATGACGAAGTCAGCCTTCGTCTCGCGTTCAACTTCGATCCAGCGCCGAAGTTCATCTTCCGACACTTGATCCCAGTTGGCTTGCCACCCGTGGGCTTTAAGCCAACTGACCATCTCATTCCGCGTCATATTACGCGGCCACCGACTTGGCAATGAGACCCTTGCGAACCATCATGGAGCGGTTCCAAGCAGGGTAATACTTCTTGGAGTCGTCCATGTTGAACTGGACCTTGACGTCATCCCAGATCTCGGCATTGGTCTTGCCAGCAGAGATCAAAGATTGGATCGTGCCAGACACGGAAGCCTTGCGATCGGCCTTTGCGGCAGACTTGGCAGGCTTGGCAGGCTTGGCAGCATTCTTCGCAGCCGCGGCCTTGGCGGTGGCAACGATCGCGAGGACGCGCTTGATGCCGGTCGGACGATCGGTAAACTTCTTGATCGTGCCAATGCCAAGCTTTTGGGCAAGGACGTTATAGACAGAGGCCAGTTCGGCGCCGCTCATCAGCTCGATCTGGGCTTCGGTCAGATTTTCAATCTGTTGGTTGGTGAAGGTACGCATCTTTCAATCTCCTCAGCAGGGGTTGTTGATGAAATGATGATACCAAACTCCTAGGAGCATGTAAACAACTATTTTCAATTTTTTGAAAAAAATTTTAGGCCTTACCGCTTCCCCAGCACAATTGACAAGTCATCTTTAGTGAGGAGAACCCGTTGTGAACTCCGACCCACCCTTTTCCCCCACATTGGAAGCACTGCTTTTCACCAGACAATCTCAACGCATCTCTGAAAGCCGTTGCGATCTTTGAAAACTCTTCGGAAGTTCCACCCATATCTGGATGGTGGATCTTGGCAAGTGACAACCAAGCACTCCTGACTTCTTCCGAAGAGGCAGTTTCTGGGAGACCTAAAATTTCAAACGGGGATTTCTTCATCAGCTTCTTTTCTCTTTGAGAACCTTCGGCTGTTCGAGAAGAACTGCTGCCAATTTGTTGGCGTACCAAATCGCCTTGAGGTTATCCTCGACCGGATTGGCTTTCAACATCAGTCGCCACTGATACTTGATCACTTGACCACGAAGGAACCCAATGAACTGTTCACGGCCCAACGCTGCTCTGATTGCATCGATGCACTCAATGCCGTTGTCCGACGCCGTGTAGTGTGGCGGATGGTTCACCAGATCAGGAGGACTGGTGTCGACTTCACCAAGAATGTCGCCTGACAAATCTGCTCCGCCGAGGAATGCGTCACCAGGCAGCAAATTTTCCTCATTGGGAAACAGGTCGTGCTGGTCTTCAATTTGTCCCATCTGGTATGTCCTCCGCTTGTTGGCCGATGAATTCAAGTTCCTTGAAGCTGGGCATCTTAATCAACCAGCCTCTGGTTTCGAACTCCTTAAACAGAGCCTCTGCCGTGTCGCAAGCTTTCGTAGCCACGTAGCCAGGATAGAGAGCCACATCAGCCGTCGACATCATCGCACTTGCAAGGCTTTGCGCAAGGAACGCTCTTGGATCAAGATGCGTCCTCTGATGGAGGAAGGCGATAGTGGATCCCGGATTGCTCCGGGAGTCCACCAGCACGTCGACATGGTCGGTTCCTCCGATCCTTGTCGTGTTCATTCTTCGTCCTCGTCTTCATCCTCGTCTTCTTCAGGATCTTCGTCGTCCTCCTGAGAAGAAGAGAGTTCGAGAACGTTCGGGATCAAGTCGTTGTTGATCCAGTCGAGAAGGCCCGCCTTGTCCGTAGGAATATCGACCTCCTCAACAGAGGCCGCCTCCTTGGCCGCTTTCGAGCGCGGATTGATGCCCGCCGCTTCGAGAAGATCATCGCGCATGGCCTTTGCGTCTGACTGCGACCCGGCAAAAGATGTGTGGCCCTGGCAGATTACTTGATATGCCTTCATTGATCGTCACCTCCCAGAAGTCCGAGAAGATCACCGCCAAGACCTTGAAGGCGACCAACGGCGTCTTTGTTGCCGGCCTGTTTGGCATCACCCGCATGAGCCTTCGTCGTCTCACGCATTGACTTGATCAGGCCACGACGTGCGGCCTTATCAGACTTGTCCCGCGCCGCCAAAGCCTTCGCGACTTCAGATGCAACGAGCTCAGCAATCGCAGGATCACTGAGTAGCTTACTGGCTCTCGCCATTTGGATTATCTCCTTGAGATGGTTGAAAACGAACATAAATCTGAGGTTCGTCACTTCCTTGTCAGACTACCCCTCAGCAAGGCTATTCTAAAGCGGTCTCGCGCTGACTGTAAACAGTAAACTTGCGATGATCGCAGTTAACAAGGCGTCATATTTTTCAAAGAGAAAATTTCCACCTTGTTCGTGTCAAGAGCAAACGCTCTTATCAACCACTCTTCTTCGGCGTGCGATGAAATTCTCCCGAACCACATCCCTCTCGGCATGATCGTTCGAGTTGCAACAGTGCCTTCAGCATCAGTGTAAACGACTTTGATCGCAGGCTTCAGTTCGAAGAGAATTTGGTTCATGGGACGCCGTCATCCGTTTGGATCATTTCGATCCGCTGTCTGATATGACGCTTTGTCGCAATCACGGTCCCACGCAAAGCGACCGCAGGGTTTTCGAGGATGGCCTTCAGTGTCTTCTCTGGTGGGTCACCAGGCAATTCAGGCTCTTCGTCCACAGCTTTGATTGCCAAAGCCTTGCCATCCTTCAGCCCCGCTCTATAGGCTTCTGCCTCGGTCGTGGTCATTTCACGTTTGTTCACGATCAGATCCTTCACGAAGTCGCCGAGTTGTGTCAACCACCAGAACTTCGGCGTGTTCATAACCAAGCCCAAAGCTTCCAGATTTTTGAGAAGCTCGGGCGATGCTGCGCCGCCATCAACGATGATTTTCTTCTCTTCATCACTGAGTTCGGAAATAATCTGCTTCGGCCAACAGTATTGCCTGTCGGGCATCGGGTTGTCCATGCTAGCCATTTTTTCTCCCTCCAAAAAGGATGTAAACGATAGCCAAGAATATCAGCAATTCCCCAAGCATCAGAATTTCTTCCTTCTCTTTGGTTTTGTATCCTCGGCAAGATAGGTACGAACTTGGTCAAAAGTTGCCTTGACCCATTTCTCCCTATTCCTCAGAACGTAAAACCTATCTTGACCGTCTTCGGTTTTGATCGGCTTTCCGTCTAAGACTTGTGGCACACCGGCTCTACGCAACTCTCTGCCTAGACCGTTTGCGGTGGTCCTTGTTCTCTGCTCTGGGTCGTAGATCTTCAACAGTTGGCGATTTGTAAAGAGATCACCCTTCATGGGAATGTCGCCAATCCGAAGAACCGCGTCAGGATTTTGGATCAACATACGGACCCAGCTTCCAAGATCGGAACGCACGTCAGCTGTCATTCTGTCTTTAGCAGCTGTGCGCATGGCTGGTGCCGCTGGGTTGAAATCGCTTGTGTCTATGTTCAAAAGATAGTGGAAAATTGCCGCCGAACCCCCTGTGTCCAACCATATATCGTAGTCGACATAGAACTCTTCCGAGAGTGGGCCCACCATAACTTCATGGATGAAGAAACGTCGATCGTCGTCTTCAAGAAAGAACGCATCAGGCTGGTTCGATGTCCACAAATAGTTGATGCAATCAGGCACCACGTAGCTTGGAACATATTTCGGATTGAGTCTTAACTCGCGCTGAGTTATCAACTTCTTCAGCATGTCGGCATCAGCTCTTCTGTCTGATCCTGTGACGTCGTCACCCAACACAAACTGTTTGTTCTCAGCCCACTCGTTAAACCCTGCGTGAAGGTCTGTCTGCTTGATCTCTGTGAAGTTGCGCCCATAGATACGACCAAGCGAGTAGCCAATGAGAGACTTGCCCGTCCCGTGTTTGATGCCATGAATAGCTGCGGACGAGAACATCTTTGTTCCTGGAAATTGTAACGGGTAGGCACACCAATTTATGAACCATTTTTTTGCCTCCGGGTCTGCACCTGTGAACAAATGATCGATCAACCGTAAGAATGGGGCCACGTCTCCCTTCTTCGGTTCAACTCCCCAGCCTGGCCACGTATTATACATGGAAGTCATGACTGAACCTGTCGGGATTACTTGATCTCTTCCAGGAGCATAGGTCAGTTTTCCAACCTCTCTTCGCATCGGCCACTTCAACCATGCTTGCGCTGCTGACGCAGGCCTTAGCGAAATGTTGCCATTGTCCTTGACGACCTGTTCGACGTAATCGGCCGTCGAGAATGCGTGGTCTTTGAATTGCGATGGGGAAATCTTCTGACCTGTCTCATGCATAATGACGAGACCAGGATTATAGACGTAGGTCACTTGATCATTCAACCGCCAAAGACTCTGTGCCAGAGTCAGCGGGTACGACCCATCTCGCATCAGTGAACCTAGCTCGTCTGCAGGCCTCGCTATAAGAAAGTCGTCTAGTCCTGTTTTCGCATTCTCGACCACATCCGGCAAAGGCACAAGATTTGGAATTGCTCCTCGTTGCCGTAACTCTTCGGCTAATTCATTCAAGGCCGAACACACCATTGGATTGGACCTGAAGTCTGAGTCGTAGGCGATGTAGACGTACCGCTTGATCCAATTCACTCTTTCGAGTTCTTGTAGGAATGAAATTCCCAACTTGGCACTTTTGAAGTTGTAAACTCCACCAAGCCCTATTGTAGGGAACCCTTCCTTACAAGCCTTGGCAGCTTTGAATTCGCCTTCTGTAATGATGAGAGGTTGCCAAGTGTCGTTCAGTATTTCTTTCCAATTGATGTTTGGCAAATGGGGAAAATACGAGCAGACTCCTGAGTCGGGCTCTTGAACATACCTCGGGGGTTTTTTGTTGGCGAGGCTCGCAAAATCCGAAGGAGTTTTGAGATACCTCAGCCTATAAAATTGTGGCCACTTCGGCCAGCCGGTCAAAGGCTTCTGCGGATCAAATGGGTCGAAGTATGGAATTTTGAGACTCGGCACTGGTTTGAAATTCTTGTGAAGAGACTGCGTCTCTATCGGGTCTAAGAAGTGCATACCCAGATGCTGCGCATCCTCGGTAGTCAATCCTGACGATGCAAGCTTTGCCAAGCCAAGTTCCATGGTCTCGCCAGATTTGCGAGGCATCTTGGGTTGCGTTGATTTTGAAGAACTTTTCCCCATTACATTTTCCTGTCAGACAATAGTTGAGCTGCCTCAGCAACAGCCTTCCAATTCAGAACCTCAGCTTTCTGAACGGGGTGGCCGCCCGAACCGCCACCTTGCTGAGGAGTGTCTGACAGAGTGCGTAAGGCAGGAGAATACCCATCACACATCCGATCACGCGGTAAGGGCGACCGAGCCAGACTGTATCGCGGTTTTTGCCGAACTGTAAACAACTTTTTATTCCTCGCTGCCAGCGCCTTTTGGGAGCGGTGTTCTGTATTTCTTCTTTGGTTTTTCGGCGTGGTTGACAGCAAGAGTCTCCTTTGAAGTAGGAAATTCGCTTATCAATTCGTCGACTTTGCTCGACCTAAAAATCGTACAGACGTCGCCCCTGACAGTTCTTGTGATTGATGATTTGTCCAGAGACCTGGAAAAATAGACAATCAGAGTCGGTTTGCCGAGACCTGTCAGCTTTGCCAGATCCTCCCAACCGTGGACTTCTCCGACTATTCCGGTCGTGTGATTGGCAACTTTGAAGACTTCCTTGTTGCGTTCATACTTGGGTTTTTCGGTTTCGTATCCGATTTGTGTGTAGTGTTCGAGCTCTTTCAAAAGCTCTTGGACAGCTTCGACAACGTCATAAAGAGCGGGTGTGACCTTCTCAAGTTTTACACGTGAGCGATCCATCAAAATTCGGAGTCGCATTTTCTCCTTCAGTTTGAGTCCACGATGCACGGTCATGATGTCCACAACTCCATGAAATTAAAGGGAAATTTGCCTATACGCTACTTCGAAAATTCTGTAAACAGTGGGTTATAGCGCTCTGATACAGATCCGGAATACGGCGACCCCTTATCTCTATACCCCTATCTTATTTAGTTATTTCCTCTTTTCTATTATTATCTACTTATCTAATTATTTCTTACATAGAAGAAGATAAGAAGATTGTGTATTGTATTATGTGAACTTTTGAGCTTTTGAAATCGACTCATTTTTGTTCCCCCTCCATGGTGCCGCATTTATTGCTCCGGCCACCGCAAATTTTCTTGTGTTATTGATATTTTTTGCATGCTATAAGGTGCCGGGTTGCATATTGCATGGAACCTGAATAGAACTCGTCCGATGGTCGGCGAGTTTAGGCCATTGAGCCTCCACCCACCAACCATAGAGGAGTGTCACACACATGACAGGAATGCTTCAGGGTTACCCTGGAATTGAGTTTGCAACTGGTGAAGAAGTTGGTCTCTTTGATACCACTGGCCCAGTGCAGGTTGTTGATGCTGGTCTCATGTCGGCAATGCAGGTTGCCGGCTGCCTTGGCGTCGATCTCAAAAATATGTTGATGGGTGGCGACTTTGCCACAAATCCTTGGGCGCGAGGGACTTCTTTCACCGGCATTACCAACACTCCAGTTTACACAGCTGACCGGTTCTTCGCTGTTGGCGCCGCTGGTTCAAGCATCAGCGTTTCAAGACAGGCTGTCGCTGCGGGCGCGCTCTCCTCTCTTGGAAATCGTTTCACTCAAGCTCTGAGATTTGGTCGTGCGGCGTCGAACGCCGATTTGAATGAAATCTACCTCGGCCAGGTGCTTGAGTCTGCCCATTCTGCTCCATATCAGGGTCGCCGCGTTGCCTTTTCTTTCTGGGCGAGAGCGGGTGCAAACTTCTCTGCGTTGGGTAATCTCCTCAACGTTCGAGTGGTTACCGGCACGGGCACTGATCAATCTGCGGCGAACGCTGTTGCGGGCACGTGGACCGGTTACTCGAACCGTCAGCTTGCGGTTCCTTCGAACGGCGTCAGAAATATCGGCGGCGGTGCTGCCGGCAATCCTTCTGGCACTGAAGCTGCGGTCATTTTGACAAACGCAAACAATGTCCAGTTGACCACATCTTATGTGCGCTACTACCTGACGGCTCTCATTCCCGCGGATGCCAATCAGATCGGCGTGTTGCTTTCCTATGTGCCTGTCGGTACCGCCGGCGCCAACGACTTCTTCGAAGTCCTCGGACTCCAACTCGAACCGGTTGCCGCGACTCTCCCCTTCCCGTCTCCTTTCGAATTCAGAAAGGCGGCTGTGGAAGACCTGTTGTGCCGTCGCTATTGCCAATCCTTCCCGGAACCGGCTGCCGCCGTTGCCGTTGCTCCTGGGTTGGCGACTGGTGCAGCCGCTCAGAAGATCGCCATTCCGTTGTATCCGCCAATGCGTGCGGCTCCAACGATGACGATCCCGACCGCTGGGACGTTCCGCATCAACGTTGCCGGCACGCCGACTGCCGTCACACTCGCCGCAGCCACGTCTACCAGAAACTGCGGAAACCTCACGGGTGGCGCCACCAATACTGCTGGTCAAGCCGTTCTCCTTGAGGGCAACGGTGGCGCCGGGTTGATCGTGGCGTCTGCCGAACTGTAAAAGATCAAACGCATTGGAAAGATCATGCCGCGAGTCAGGGGAATTACGATGCCGAAACGTGAAAATGTCGAGTCCATAAGGGTTCGTCAAATTGAGAACGGTTATATCGTTTCGAAAGAGACGTATACATCTTCAAAAGGTTTTGAGTGTCGTGAAGTCTTCACTGACAAGCGTCCTGATCTTTCCGTCGCTGGTCTGAAACCAAAGTCTTCTGGAGGCGCCTCAAAAGCGCCTTCAAGTTCTCTCAACAAGGCCATCGGTGAGTTGAAAAAGAAATAAAGTCCAACAAGATAGGGATTTCAAAAATGGCAAATGGTAAAGCCGGAAGACCCCTGGGCAGTAAAGACTCGAAGCCAAGGAATGCAGACCGACCGTTTGCCGATGCTTTGAGGGTTGCAATCCACAGAGCCATTGACTCCGGTGAACACAAAGGCAAGGTGCGATTGAATGTGATTGCTGAGAAGTTGGCAGTCGCCGCCATCAACGGAGACGCTTGGGCAATCAAGGAAATCGCCGATAGAATGGACGGTCGTCCTGCCCAACAGATCAATCATGCAGGTTCCAATGGCGATGAGCTTCCAACCGGGATCTCGGTTGTCTTCGTCCCAACAGGCGGAAAGCCTAGTCCGTGACACAGGCTAGAGCCCAGTTTCCAGAGAAGCTCCAACTTCTCTTCAAGCCAAAGAGATACAAGGTTCTCCACGGCGGGCGCGGAGGCGCCAAGTCCTGGGGAATTGCTAGAGCGTTGTTGGTTCTAGCGGCATCGAAACCATTGAGAATACTCTGCGCCCGTGAGTTTCAAAACTCAATTGCAGAGTCGGTCCACCAACTTCTCTCACAACAAATCGTGGCGCTCGGCCTTTCGGCATTTTATGATGTTCAAGAGACCAAGATCATAGGCAACAATGGCTCTGAATTTGTTTTTGCTGGTTTGAGAAAGAACATCAACTCACTTAAATCATTTGAAGGCGTCGACATCGTCTGGGTCGAAGAAGCTGTGAACGTGTCAAAACGCAGCTGGGAAGTCTTGATCCCCACAATCAGAAAGGACGGTTCTGAGATTTGGGTCAGCTTCAATCCCGAACTTGAGACTGATGAGACCTACGTTAGGTTCGTCAAGGATCCCCCTCCAAATGCGGTAGTGTCGGAGATCTCTTGGAGAGACAACCCCTGGTTCCCTGAGGTGCTTCGTGTAGAGATGGAGACACTGAAGGCCAAGGACCCGGATGCTTGGCTCCACGTTTGGGAAGGCAAGTGTTCTCAGACTCTGACCGGCGCCATCTACGCCAAGGAGCTTCGTGCTGTGCTCGAGGAGAAGCGCAGAACACGGGTTCCATATGATCCTAGCAAACCAGTGTTCACGTTCTGGGACCTTGGCAGGTCGGATCACACGGCCATCTGGTTTGCCCAGCTTGTTGGCTATGAACGTCGCATCATTGACTATTACTCAAACAACCTTCAGTCTATTGGTCACTACATGAAGACCCTTCAGACGAAGCCCTATGTGTATGATACTCACTACCTACCTCATGACGCTAGATCGAAGACCATCATGCATCCTCTTTCAATCGAGGGTCAGATGGTCGCCGCTGGCTTCAAGGTGCAGATTGTCCCGAACATCAGCATCGAAGACGGCATCAATGCGGCTCGCACCATATTTCCTTCTTGCGTCTTTGATGAGCAGAACACTCAAGACGGTTGGCAGTGTCTGAGCCACTATCAATACAAGGTCGACGAAGTCACCGGCCAATTCAGCAAAGAACCGCTGCACAATTGGGCCTCCCATGGTGCCGACGCATTCCGCTACCTGGCGGTTGGTCTCAAAGAGGCCAAGCCGAAAGGTCTGAAACAACAGAAGACCATCAACGTTGAACTGCCCATGACCGGCGGTGCGTGGTTGTCGTCATGAAGGAGCCGTCCAAATGAGTGGCTATATCGAAGTTCCGCAGGGCGATGGTCTGGATCCTGAACAGTTCCTCCCCATTCTCGAACCTCAGAAGCCTGAAGACCTCTCACAAGAGGAAGATCCTCAGGCTACAAAGAAGGTTCCAAAGCGCCAAGGCGATAAGATCCTTGAAGAGGCCAAGGAGAGGTTCAAACTCTGTGCTGCGTGGGAAGCACTGACTCGAAAGAGAAACCTCGAGGACTTGAAGTTCGTTGAAGCTGACAGTGAGAACGGCTTTCAATGGCCGAACGATGTTCGCAAGGCCAGAGAGGTCGATAAAAGACCTGCGCTGACTATCAACAAGACCAGGCAACACTGCCTGATGATCATCAACGACGCCAAGCAGAACAAGCCGACCATCAAGATCAAAGCGACAGGCGGCGGTGCCACGTATCAGGCGGCACAGGTGCTTGAGAGCATCGTTCGCAGCATTGAATACCACTCGAATGCTTCCAGTGCCTACGACTCAGCCACTGAGAGCCAGGTCAAAATGGGCATCGGCTACTGGCGTGTGGTCACCGACTACGTGGCTGACGACTCATTTGACCAGGAGATCTTCATTCGAAGGGTCCGTGACCCGTTCTCAGTCTATATCGACCCTGACATCAATGAGGTTGACGGGTCAGATGCCTCCTACGCATTCATCTTCCAAGATATGCCAGTCGATGAGTTCAACCGATCCTATCCGAACTTGAAGGGCAAGGTTGGTCGCAGCAATACCGGTCTCGATGAAGGCAACGACTGGGTTGATGATAAACACGTGCGCCGCGCCGAATACTTCAGACGCTTGGAACGTGAAGAGGAACTCATATCATTTGTCGACCCATCGAGCAACGAGAGGAAGGTTGTCAAGGCCTCGGACCTGAGTCCTGAGATCGTCGACATGGTTAAGAACGACCCTATGACACGGACGAGGATGGCCTCAACATACGACGTTGAGTGGTTCTTGATCGTTGGCTCCATGGTTCTCGAGACCAAGATTTGGCCTGGGAAATACATCCCGATCGTTCGAGTGATTGGTGAAGAGACCATCATTGACAAAGAGCTTGATCGCAAGGGCCATGTGAGGGCGTTGAAAGACCCTCAACGTGTTTACAACTATTGGAGTTCGTCGGCCGTCGAGAACGTTGCCCTCCAGTCCAAGACACCATACATCGCATCTGCCGAGTCAATTGAGGGCTTCGAGAACCAGTACGGCAACGCCAATCAGATCAACTATTCGGTCCTGCCCTACAATGCCTACGATGACCAGGGGAGGCCGCTACAACCACCGAAGCGCCAAGAGCCTGTGTCCATGCCTCAAGCATACATCACCGGCCTCCAGATTTCAAGCTCTGAAATGATGGCCGTCTCAGGCCAGTACGAGCCCACGCTCGGGGAGCAGGGTGATGAGAAGACGGGCATAGCCATCCAGGAACGTCAGCGTACTGGCAACAAGGCGACATTCCACTACATTGACAACCTTGCTGTTGCCATTAGGTTCACCGGCAAGATCCTGATTGACCTGATCCCGAAGATCTATGACACGCCGAGAATGATCAGAATTCTGGGCGAGGATGGGACTGAGAGTCAAATTCAGATCGACCCTACTCAACAGCAGGCTTTGGCTGAAAGCAGGAAGCCATCACAACGTGAAATGGATAAACAGGTCGCCATCACCCAAATACTCAATCCAAACGTTGGGAGATACGAAGTTCAATCTGACGTGGGTCCGAACTACGCAACCAAGCGTCAAGAAGCTTTCAACTCATTCACTCAGATCATTTCCACCCGTCCTGAGTTGGTGCAGATCATCGGCGATATTCTCATGAAGGCTGGCGACTTCCCCATGGCGGACGAGGCCGCGGAGCGACTGAAGAGGATGGTTCCGAAGCAGGCGTTGGGCGAAGGACCTGATCCTGAGACCCAGATCCTGATGGAACAGGTCGAAGGGTTGAAACAAAGCTTAGCAGCTGCGTTGCAAGCTCTGGCCGATAAAACCGGTGAAACCAAAGTCAGTCAGGAAAAAGTGGCCGTTGACACCTTCAAGGCTGAAACTGACCGGATGCAGACCATGATCGACCTTGTTGACAAGGCGTTGGCTAGAGCCGCCGATCCTGCCGCCATGGCTGACGCTGTCAGGAAAGTTTTGTTAGATACATTGGGCGACGAAGGTAGTAATATACCTGACCTCATACAAGGATACCAGAACATGGCACCGCCTGACCAAGGCATCGATCAACCAAATTCACTGGCACAGCCCATGGGCAATCCTGGTGAAGCCACGCCGCGAGACATACAACCATCGCCGGATGACACACCCATCGAAGGGATGAGGCGTGCACCCGATGGTAAATACTACCTGCCCGACCCTGAGCGTCCGGGCAAATACCTCGAAGTTTTGGGGACTACCTGATATGTCAGGCAACATCAAAACCAGACCGGTTGATCACGATCCCTTTGCTCCTCAGTTGGTCAAAGCTCCAAAGACCAGAAGTGGTCGAGAAGAGTTGGTCGACACTATGAGACGAATGGCGAGTCAAAGCACCGATGGGAATTACCGAGGCGCTCTCGATCAGATGGAGATGGCCATGTTCTCGGCCTATCCTAACCGCTTTCTTGCGATGCACAATGGCATGCCAGTTGGAGCAATAGCTTACGGCTCCTCAAAGGGTACGTCAGAAGACCACGTTGAAGTGCATCATCTCGGGTCCATCCACCCGGGCGTTGGTAAGATGCTTCTCGAACAAGCCATGCAGCATGCCACAAAGACCGACAAGATCATCCACCTCCATTCCACCGAAGAAGCTATTCCGTTTTATGAGCGGATGGGCTTCACTCAGAGGAATGAGTACGAGAATGATCCTGTCATGCAGTTCGATCCGAGTGGCATGGGGCCTGGTGAAACGTGGAAACCTGAGACAGAGGAGAAGGAACACCCGTTGATCGACGGTCTGCGCCAAGCAGCTGACGGCAATTGGTATATCCCAAACCCAGACAGGCCGGGCAAGTATCTCCAAGTTGTGGAACCTTCAAAAGGCGTTTGAACAATGTCAGGATCCCAGAACCCGATCATCAAGAAGTTCGGATACTCTGATCTAGATGAGAAGGGGCAGAACAAACTTTTTGACCAGTTCTCGTCGTCCTATAAAAAGGAGACTGGCTCTTCATGGGACCGACCTAAGTTTGAGAGCCGGGCACAGAATTGGGAGTTCCATGGTGACACCGACGGCTTCATAGCAGTCAGACCTCAGCAGTCTGGCATGAAGAAGATGGTTGGGGTTGCCGGCGATCCGAGATCCATCATCAAAGGTGTCGACAGCCTTCAAGCAGAAGGCGGACCGATTTGGGGTGCCGTGTCTTCACCGTTAGCTGCCATGGCCAAGAAGCGTGGCATGATTGTGCCACACCTCCACTTCGGTGGACCCACGCTGATCAAAGCCATCATGCCGACGGTGCCCGACAAGGTCTTTGGAGGCGTGCGCCCTCAAGTCCAAAAGGATGGTGGCCTGGTCATGGACTACCCAGACGTGGGGAAGACGACTAAATACCTTGTGATGAACAAGGAGTATTTGAATGAGATGCTGAAGCATCCTACTGCCTCCAAGACAATTGCTGGCAACGCAGCCATTAAGACATTCTTGAAGTTGGTGGGAGTCTAACCGTGTCTGGATCTTCCAACAAACTTGCTCCCATAATGGCATGGCACGCGTCGCCGTACGATTTCGACAAGTTTGGTGAAATGAAGAAGACTGTTGGGACAGGGCAAGGAGCTTCGTCCTACGGGAAAGGTGCGGCATACGTCGCTGAGTCTCGTTCCGTGTCAGGTCCCGGTCGATCAGAATATATGGAGGAATTTGCAAAGCATCCAGCATCTGTTGGCGAGAAGGTCGGTGGTTTCAGCATGGCCCAGATCCAGGATGACATGACTCCTAATAACTGGAGGGGGTTTTCTACGGCAAATCTTCCGCATCCTTTCAACACCTTGTCAACCCGCGCTTTTGAGTTGATTTCAGAGGCGACCTACGCCCACGCTTTGCACGGAGGTTCCGGCGCCAAAAGTCTTAAAGATCAGGTCAATCGTGATGCGGATCAGTTGATCGCAGAACCGGATGATTATACAACTCATGGAGAGGACGCCCAGTTTCTGATTGCAGCAGCGAAAGAAGCCAAAGCATTCATCGAGAAACACCACACATCTCCCAAAAATAGCGGTCCATACTCATATCAAGTGGCCGTCCACCTAACGCCTGAGACGATGCTTGATTGGGATAGTGTCTTGGGAGATCATCATGAGCAGGCTCAGAAGAAGTTAGCCCCGTTGCAACACATGATGGAAGGAACTGAAACTCTAAGCGATTACGACCTTTCTCAAATGGACGAAGAAGACCGCAAAGCCTATGAGGAGGATAAATCGTCTCGAGGTTTCACAAATCCTAATAAGAGTGGACAGGATTTTTACCACGACTTGATGAGACACTTTGACAAAGGTGGAGTAGATATTGGTATTGCCGCGTCCGAAGCTCTTTACAATGCTGGGATCCACGGGATCCGGTATTTAGATGGTTTGAGCAGACAAATTCCTCCTGAACTCAAATACAACGATAAGCCAATAGGGAAATATCTAAATGAACTTGCAAAATCAGACAAAGTCGAGCCCAAATATGAGTCCCTGAACCTTATTGCGAAAGTTCATAGACAGATCACGCATGGTTCAATGAATTTTGACCAATTGAAAAAGGTATTTGAAAGCAATCGTCCTCTTCCAATTCATTGGGAATTCGACTCCGATGTCTTATCCGAAGCTAGAGATTTATTGAAAAATGAGGCATCGAAGTTTTCTACTTACCGCCCGTCAGCCAGCTACAACTATGTCATTTTCCACCCGGATTTTGTAGAAGCATTGTCTCAATACAATATCAAGGGCGATAAGGTGAAAGACTTTGGGCCGGGTGTCCACCTGAAATCTGTTGAGCACGATCCGTTTAAGGACGAAGGCAAATGAGCGGTAGTGACTTTCGCAAAACTCTGACGGCGTGGCACGCATCCCCTTTCGACATCCCCGAAGGGCAGTTTGCTCCTATGCGGGCGTCTTCAGGCACCGGCCAGGGCGCGGCAGCTTACGGAAGAGGGGCAGCCTATGTGGCCCAGTCTCCAGCCTTATCAGGGCCTGGGGAGTCAGTCTACATGAAAGAGTTTTCTCGACACCGCGCCGTTACAAAATCTGAAAAAAGGTGGCACATCAACATTGATGGTGAATGGGAACCACTTGATGATAGTTTTCACGATTTGTCAAGCGCCGTGGCTATGGATGAGGAACACAAAACAGCATTAGATCAAAGAGAAGCTGGTTTTAATTGGATCTCAAATCGTCTTAGCAAGTTTAACCAACACATGCACGATAATGCTTTAAACCAAATAGAGGTAGATCTCAATATGTTGGGAGACGAAGATTTTGCAAAGTATATGGGTATGCTGGCAGGGCCACCTGTCGACGATAACAATTACACGCCGGACCACGCTAGAATGGTTAGAAGTGGGTTAGAGCTTGCAAAAAAGAAATTGAGATTTCTTGGAGATGACCCCACAGGTGGTCCATACTCATACGAAGTGGCTCTAGACTTGTCCCCTCACAACATGTTGGATTGGGATAACACATTAGAGGACCACCACCCGAAAGCTCTTGAAAAAATTAAGTCAGCTTTTTCCAACGTTATTGAGGACGCAAAGCAGGAGACTCACCCTTTTGACGGTTTGTCCGGAAAATCGGGAGAAGAAGTCTATTCAGCCCTTCAAAGGCTCCATGCTTCTGGGTATTCGTTGAAGGGGACCATTCCGGAACACGATTTGAAGTTCGACGCCTCTGAAGGTTTGCACAAAGCTGGAATTAGGGCAATCAGATATATGGATGGTGATAGTCGGGGGAAGTGGATTGATTACAAAAAAGACCTTGAGTTGAGCAAGCCGAGATATATTGAAGAAGTTGTCGGACTTGCCCCCAGAGAAGGTGCCGAAAAGAAGGTCACCAATCCAAAAGTTTTGGACGAAATAACTAGAACTCTTTTCCTATCGGACAATGTATTTGACAGAAAACCCCAGCCATCAATTCAAGGCGTCATTAGCCATATCACTGATTTGCTTCGCGGCTATGACAAAAAGCCCGAAGAAGTTGCGCAATACGCCAAGTTCTTAAACTGGATTGCGGAAAATCAAAACCACATTGAGGTCAAGAAGGTCACCAAAACCTTACCGCCTTTGAAGCCGGTCCCGGAAAAGCCCAAGAATTTGACTTACAACTACGTCGTTCTTGACCCAAAATTCATCAAGACAATCGCCCAATACAATATCAAAGGCGAGAAGCTCAAGGACTACGGTTCTGGCGTCCACCTCCATCCAGTTGATCACGACCCGTTTAAGGATAGCGGCCAATGAGCGATAAGAGATTTGGCAACGCTCTAATGGCGTGGCACGCTTCGCCCTTCGACATTCCAGAGGGGAAGTTTGGCGCGATGAGTGAAGTGTCTGGCAAGGGCCAAGGCGCTGCGTCTTTCGGGCGTGGGGCTGCCTACGTGGCAGAGTCTCCAGCTTTGTCAGGTCCCGGCCAATCGGAGTATATGAAAGAATTCTCAACACATCCCGCGGTAGTTGACAATCGCGGAGCCCCAAACCTGCGGTTTAACGGCATAAACCTTCAAGAATTACATAGGGCAAAGACTCAGGACTATGATCGCTATTTGAAATTGCTTGACCTTTCGAGCCTTAATCGTAGTCCCCATCTTCTAGATAATTTGCACGAATTTATCAATGTTTACAATGAGGCCCATAGCGACACATTGTATGAAGCTCCCCAAAATTTGACAGAAGGTTTTGGTGCTTTTTTAAGGTATAAGATTGACGGGGAACATTATACAGATCAAAATTCACGACCTGAGGATATTGAAGCAAGAGATAAATTCTTGAGGGAGGACTCCGCAGAACTGTGGAGTAAAGTTCTACAATATACGACACCCTATGTTTCAAATGAGTCCGAGGGCCCTTACTCATATCAAGTCGCCGTCCACCTGACTCCCGAGACCATGTTAGATTGGGACAATCCGTTGAAAGACCATCATCCAGAAGCTCAAAATAAAATCCTTAAAGCTTTTGGAGACCCTATCGCAGCTGAACACCTGGGGGGCTCATACATCAGCGGAGAAAGAGTTTATAGACAGCTGCAGTCAAACAATCGCGGTTCAGACTTCGCCGCATCCGAAGCTCTTTATAACGCCGGCATCCACGGGATCAGATATATGGATGGTGCAACTCGTAGAAACACTAAATCCGTGATGTTCAAAGGCCAACTCCTAATTCCAGACGGGTCAACCTATGATCCTGTTTTGAGCGAAGTAAATCTTCGCCTTTTGGCAAATAACGGGGACGTAGACCTATCTTTGGAACATATGAGGGAAAGAGGTGAACAATTTCCATCAACTGAACCAACTATGAAAAAAGCTATAGATTGGTTAAAAGAAAATAGAGAACATGTCAGCATAGCGGGACCCACCTACAACTACGTCATTTTCCACCCGGACTTCATTAAAGCTTTGGCCCAATACGACATCAAAGGGGACAAGATCAAGGACTATGGTCCAGGCGTCCATCTAAAATCGGTCGAACACGACCCATTCAAAGGAGAATAGAGATCATGAACCGTCGCGCACGTCAAATTCATTGCCACAAGATGGTGGCGGATACCGCTAAAGGCATGGCCGCAGCGGTGTATGAAGAATTGGCCAAGAACAATGCTTGGTATGAATTGAACAGAAGCCAACAGGTCTTTGTGGAAAAGACCTACGGGAGCTTGGTCGAACAGGCTCGCCAAGTGTTGGCTCAGATGTTGAGTTCGAAAACTGTTGAAGAACAGCAGAAGGAAATCATCTTCGAGGCTCTCCTTTTGGATAAGAGCCTCCAACAAGGTCGAGGTGTTCGCAGTAGAGTGATCAACCTCCAATAGAGCTTCGCCCATAGTGGGCAGGGGATTACCGGCGATCCAACACACCGGGCACAATTATCCATGAGGATGGAGAACATGAGCGGTACTTCTGAAGAAACTCAAACAACGACCCCCGGTGACGACGCTATTCCTGTCACCTCCGAAGTCACTGAGGAGACTGGTGAGTCTGAAGGTGGGAAGGAGCAACAGGCTTCAAGTGGCGAGGAAGGCGAAAGTAAATCTGAAGGAAAGGAGGGGAAGAAGGAGAAACCCTGGTTCCAGACCAGAATTGACACTCTCACAAAAGATAAGTGGGATGCCAGACGTGAGGCAGAAGCGGCTTCTGCAAGGGCCAAGGAACTTGAGGCCCAGTTGGCCATCTATCGTGAAGGCCGTGGTGAAACACCACCCCAGGAAGAGACGCCGAAGGACCTCACAAAGGCCGAAATCGAGCGCCTGGCCGAGCAGAAAGCGGACGAAAGAATTCGCGCCGATGCCTTTAATAATGCGTGCAATATTGTGTACGACACCGGAAAAACGTTGTATAACGATTTTGACGATGTTCTCACTAACTATAAGGACATTGGCGGCCTCACTCCGGCGTTTATCGAAGCCGCTATTGAAACCGGAGAGGGTCCAAAAGTTCTCTATGAGTTGGCGAAGGATCGGGATCTCGCTTTCAAAATTATGAGAATGAGCCCGGTGAAAATGGGGGTGGAAGTGGCCAAGGTGGCGGCCAGAGTCAGTCAGCCGCCAAAACCGGCACCGGTTTCGAAGGCGCCAGCGCCTATCAAACCTGTCAAAGGCTCAACCACAGCCGAAGCCGACCCTGAAAAAATGTCCACATCTGAGTGGATGGCCTGGCGCGAAAAGCAACTTCAAAAGAAACAGGCCTGAGTTTGAGGCAATACGACCTCCAAGGTTAGCGTAAAGCCGCTCGCAGACCGGTTATAGTCTGCGCCCTGCCTGCTTCAAAAGGCTTGGTCTCGGGCACCAAGCGACCCCAGGTGAATGCAAAAGATCTTTCAACTGGTTTCGCACCAACAACCCAAAACGGTCTTCGGACCTTGAGATCAACCATTGGAACAGGAGCCCAAAGATGGCTAACTCGATGCTCACTATCAACCAGATCACTCGCGAAGCTGTGAGACTCTGGAAGAACACAAATGCCTTCCTCCAAAATATCGATACGCAGTACGACGACTCGTTTGCCAACACCGGCGCGAAGATCGGCACGAGTCTCCGTATCCGCCTGCCGAATGACTACGTCGTTCGTTCTGGCCCGGCCGCGCAGATCCAAGACACCGTTGAGCCCAGCACCACGTTGGTGCTTGCCACTCAGAAGGGTGTCGACGTGGCGTTTTCCTCTGTTGACAGAACCATGTCGTTGGACGATTACTCGAGACGCGTTCTTGCTCCGGCCGTGAACAACGTTGCCGGCGCCGTTGCCGCTGACGTGATGGGCGGCGTTGAAGGCGGCATTTGCAACTTTGTCGCCAATGTGGACGGTTCCAACAACATCTTGACCCCGATCGCCTCCACCTTCTTGAATGCTGGCGCTCTTCTCGACATCAATTCTGCTCCAGTCGGCAGCAGAAAGGTGATCAACGACCCGTTCACTGAAGCCCGTGTGCTTGCTTCATTGGCCGGTCTTTTCAATCCGTCCGGTGCAATCAGCCGTCAATACTCCACCGGCCAGATGCAACAGGCTCTCGGCTTTGATTGGATGAAGGACCAGACCGTCATCAAGCATACGACTGGCAGCCTGGGTGCCGGTGCCACCATCAACGGCGCCGGTCAAACTGGTCAAAATCTTGTCGTCAACGCCCTTCCGGGCACTCTACTTGCTGGTGACATCATCACAATCCCTGGCGTCTTTGCCGTCAACAGGATCACGAAGCAGTCCACCGGCCAGCTGCGCCAGTTTGCCGTGACCGCCAACGTTCCTGCCGGTGCAACGTCCATTCCAGTCTATCCCGCCCTTGTTCCAGCGGTCCTCGGCAACCCTGTGCAGTTTCAAACCGTCACAGCGTCTCCTGCCAATGGCGCCGCAGTGAACCAGGTTTCCAATGCAAACGTCACGTACCGGAAATCGTTTGTCTATTGCCCTGAAGCGGTAACCATGGCCAGCGCTGATTTGGAACTGCCGAGGGGTGTTCACGAAGCTGCTCGTGAAAGCTTCGATGGCGTGTCAATGCGTATGGTCACTGCCTACAATGTCGGCAATGACCAGTTCATCACGCGTCTCGATATCCTGTACGGCTATCTCTGGGTTCGTCCGGAGTGGGCGTGCGTGGTGGCTGACATTCTGTAAGATTGTCGGCCTTTCTACAGGGCGGGGAATTCTTCCCCGCTCTTTTCTGAAACCCTAGTCTGAGGAGTGCGAGTATGTCACAACAAGCTGGATCGATAATTTTCGCCAACATGAAGTTTCCTGAATATCAATTTCAGGAATATCCGAAGTGGGTGACAAATGAGGCCGGAGAGCGGGTCGTCGTTCAAAACCACGACGAAGAGCTGATTGTAACCGGCAAATCGGCTGGAGAAGCTGCGGTGCACACCGTTGATGTGGAAGAAGGTGGTGCCGACCAGCGTCAGGGTCAGGGTCGTCGCCGCGGTTCGACCAGACGTTCTCGTAGACAAGCAGCCGAAGAAGAGTAAGGCTCCATGCCTACACCACTTGACATCATCCAACTTGCGTTGAAAGACGCAGGAGCCATTGGTATCGGACAGACTCCTCTGACTGAGGATGTGAACGACTCATTCCAACGACTCAATTGGATGGTGTCGACGTGGGCTCGCAAGCGTTGGTTGATTTGGCACCTTGTTGACGTTGCAAAAGTCAGCACCGGCGCCCAATCCTATACTGTGGGGCCGGGTGGTGACTTCAACCTTGCTAGCCGGCCCGACAAACTGCATGCCGCATACGTGCGCTTTAATTTCGGCCCGTCCATTCTGACCAACCCTCCCCAAAGCATAGTGCCTACGGGCTCACCATTCGTTTTTATAGCGCCGTCGAATGGGAACGTCCTGGTCGGCGGAGGAACAGTGACGGGATTGTTCGTCTCATACATCAACGGCAATCCGTCGTGGCAAGTAGCCACTTCTCCAATTGCTGTAACCCAGGGCGACGCCATTCAGGTGATTTACACGACTGCTCCGGCAATGTCGTTCACTCCGGCAGTTCCCGCTCTTGCGCCAGGCGACGTTCCGCCGAACGCCACTGACGTCACTCTCCAGATCATTGACAGCAGGGAAGATTACGCGCTCTTTAGGCAGAAGGGAATGTCGGGCACAACCAGTCACATTTTCTATGACAGCGCGTATCCAGTTGGAAAGGTGTGGCCGTATCCGTCCCCTACGATAGGCCAAGAACTCCACCTCATTGTCAAAGAGCAACTTCCAGAATTCACGTCAACATCTCAGAACATCATTCTGCCTCCAGAATATATGGCGGCACTTCATTACAATTTGGCAATCAGGTTGAGGGCAGCCTACGGGCTGCCAACCCCTCAAGTTGATGTCGTTGCTGGTTTTGCTGCAGACGCTCTCAACGTCATTCGCAGTGCGAATGCCCAGATTAAAAGATTGCAGATTGCCCCGGAACTCGGTCGGATAGGGTTGTATAATATCATCTCCGATGATGTTTACTGATGGGGGAACGGCCACATGAAGATCCCTCTTAAAGGCGGAGCATATACGGCGAGAAGCCTTATTGCAAATGCTCAGCGTTGCGTGAACCTGTTTCCGGAAAAGAACCCCGAAGACGCTGCCGCCGAGTTCACGCACTACACTACTCCTGGGCTTGTCGCATTGGCCACAGCTCCAAATTCTGCCCCAGTTCGTGGACTATATACAGCTTCCAACGGGAAGCTTTATGCCGTTGTGGGACACAAAGTCTACTTTGTGAACAGTTCTTGGGTCATGACTGAAATTGGAACACTCGCAATTCTTAACGGGACGACCCCGGTAAAAATGCGTGACAACTCGGCGTTCATGGTAATTGTGGACGGGTCAATACACGGCTATCTTGTCGACATTAACTCAAATGCATTTTCTCAAATTACAAGTCCCGCCTTTTACGGGGCGACGACTGTCGCCTATTTGGACACCTTTCTTTTGTTCAACCGCCCCAATACTAAGCAATTCTACTCGACGGAGTCCGACACCACAATTTTCAATGCTTTGTATTTTGCCCAAAAAACGGCCGCACCCGACGTGTTGAAAGCAGTTGCAGTCAAGCACCGGGAACTCTGGCTCCTCGGGGAAAAAACTTCTGAGGTGTGGTATAACGCCGGCAACCAAAATTTTCCGTTCCAATCTTTGCCAGGCACGTTTGTTGAACACGGGGTGTGCGCCCCACATTCGGTGGCAATTGATGGCGTTTCCCTGATATGGTTGAGCAAAAATGATAGAGGCAGGGCAGTCGCAGTCAGAACCGCCGGTTACGAACCGATGAAGATTTCAACTTACGCCTTGGAAGCTGAGTGGGCAACCTACGCTGAAGTTGACGACGCAATTGGATACACTTATCAGAGTTCCGGTCACTCCTTCTATGTTTTGATCTTTCCAACGGCCAACAAGACTTGGGTCTATGACGGTCTTGAAAACCTCTGGCACGAAAGAGCTTGGATGGACAACTTTGGTGTTCTCCACAGGCATAGATCGAATTGCTATTCATATGCCTACAATAAGCACGTCGTGGGCGATTTTCAAAACGGCCGACTGTATGAAATGAACGACCAAACGTATACCGACGACGGTAGCGCTATTTTGAGGCTGCGTTCATTTCCACATTTGGGGGCCGAAGCCAAAAGAGTGATCTACAACCAATTTGTTGCCGATATGGAAGTCGGCACGGCGCTTGTCGGTCTGACTTCTCCAGTTGTTTCCCTGAGGTGGAGTGACACAAGGGGTCAAACCTTCGGCACGCCAGTTCAACAGACGGTAGGTTTGACAGGTCAGTTTCTCACGTCCGTCCAGTGGAGACGATTGGGTCAGGCCAGAGATCGAGTGTTTGAACTCTCGTGGTCTCAACCGTATCGCACCGCCCTCAATGGAGCCTACGTTGATTATACGGTGTGCGACACATGAGCGGCAGCATAAACCCACAGGGCTTCCCCTTCCACAATATGCCCGTTGTAGACCCTCGGACTGGGATGTTGTCTCAACCGTGGTTGCAGTTCTTTGTGTCGCTGTGGAACAGAACGGGTTCAGCAGAAGGCTCCAACATCAATGAGTTTCAAGTCAGTTCCACGGTGTATGATGGAGAAGACCAGCCTGACCTCTTTCCTGAAACTCTTCTGAATGGAATAGTTCTTTCTGACGATGAAGGTTCTGTCGATTTAGATCAGGTATCTTTGAAGTCCGAAGCGATGGCCGGCGATGAAAGTCATCTTCTTTTGGACGAGGTTGCTTTACAATCTTTTTCAATGGTTGCAGAGTCAGATGATGCCTCTCTAGACGAGGCTAATCTGAAAGCTCTAGCCATGATCTTGGAAGATGGTAGTGAGTCTGTCCAATTTGCCAACCATCCTGGCTACGTTCCTGGAAGATTTTACTCGATATGGGACGGGAACGTTGGAGCGACTGGCGCGATTGGCGCAGTTGATACCATTTACCTATATCCGTTTTTCATTGCCGAAGACGTCCAAATCTCGTCGCTTTTCCTAAGAGTGGTGACGGCTGGGGCCGGCAGTTCGGCGAAGGCTGGAATTTGGTCCAACAGAAACGGCAAACCGACGGGGACTCCGATCGTCGTTGACAATGCTGGAGTGTCCACGGCCACCACGGGGATGAAGGCCTTTTCGATTACTGCAACCACCCTAAGAAGAGGTTGGTATTGGGTCGGGGTGAAATTTACAGGCACCCTCCCAGTTTGCACAAACATAGTCGGAACGTCTGCCCTCATGTCGTCGAGAGTTGGTGGATCGTCTGATGCTAATTCTGTCAACAATGGCGCAACCAATCAAATTTCTGGTCAATCTTTCACTGACGCGTATGCAAACAATATGCCGGACTTGACGTCGTCAAGTTTGACAGATGTTTCAATCGCGTCGGCCGGAATTCCAGTTTTTGGTTTTGGCGTCCCTTAAGGAGGATAGTAAACATGGCAATCGTACCCGCAGCTTTGACGGCATCGACCCAACTTGGATCTACAGCTGCCGCCATTTATACGACGCCCGTTCAAGGTCAAACCTTGATCAAAAGAGCCGTCTTTACAAACACCGATACGTCGCCCAGAACCATCACCGTTCATAGAGTTCCGAACCTCGGTTCAGCGGCCATTGGCAACAGGGTCATCAGTTCTTTTCGACTGTCTCCCGGGCAAGCCTACGTGGCTGTCGAATTGGCCAACATGATCCTGAATGGGGGTGACGCCATCTTTGCTCTTGCCGATACAGCAAACCAAGTCAACGTGACGATGAGCGGGTTTACGCTATGACAAATCATCACATCAAGCTGGCCGACTTGGGCGGCGAGATTTTGGACGTCGCCAAAACTCTCGTTCGTGAACATTTTGATGAGTTCGGATTGGTCGACATTCGGGAAAACCACGAAGGGTCTCCTCATGTGGACACGAAGTCCATATATTTGCGAGCTCCGCCGTGGCCCTTCAAATCACTGAGAGATGCGCAAAATGACACGCGCGTGGTGAATTGGCCAGCTTTGCAGCTTGATCGAAGGTTCGACGCCGTTTTGACCGCTCTTCAACACGTTGTTGGTATGCCTCTTGCGAGAGTTTTGATCGTCGATCTTCGTGCTGGAGGTTCGATTAAGTCGCACAGAGACGAAGGCCAGTATGCTGAACAGACCGAGCGTTTTCACTATCCGATTGAGACGAATGATAAAGCCGTCTCAAAAATCGGCGACGAGGAGATTAACATGCCCGAGGGCACCGTGTGGTGGTATGATAAGACCGTCGAACACAGTGCAAAAAATGATGGAGAGAGTGGTAGGATCCACATCATCTTTGACTGTTGGAGACCCCAATGATCTTTGCGGTCGAAAAATTCAGTGACATTGTTCAAGAATTGAAGGACTTGATTTTTGAACATTGGCGCGAAGTCACGTCGGAGCCAGAGACGCGTCCCCTCGACGTGCACTGGGATCAGTACTTTGAGCTCGAGAAGCAGAACATGATTTTTGCGTTGACGGCTCGTGCTGACGGGCGGTTGGTGGGATACATCATCCATCTTATCTATCGCCCTCTCCATTACCGCTATATGCTAATGGCGTCCGATGATGCGCATTTCCTCAAGAAGGAATTTCGCAAAGGGCCGGCCGCCATGAAAATGTTCAAAGCTGCTGAAAAAGCTTTGAAGGAATTGGGCGTCAATTCTGTGACCTATCACAGCAAGACCCGTCCTGAAATAAACAAGCGGCCGGTATTTGAGCGTCTTGGCTATTCGGCGCACGAATATCTCTTCGTGAAACATCTCTAGGGAGTTAGCACTATGGCATTTTCAGCCATCGCCGTTGGAGCTGCCGTAGTAGGTGGCGCGACAGCAATAATAGGGGGCAACGCTGCGAGAGACGCGGCGCGAACTCAAGCAAATGCTACGCGTGAGGCTACAGCAGCCCAGACGGCAATTTACCAACAGAACAGGCAAGACCTTTCTCCGTATGTTAGCCTCGGCAATGCTGGCGCAGAAAGAATGCGTGAACTTTTGGACTCCGGAGCGTTGGATAGTCGGGGCCTGACCTACACCCCCTACAGGGAATTCACAGGCGTCAATGCTGACAACGTCGCCCAAACTCCTGGTTATCAATTTGTAAGAAACGAGGGTTTGCGGGCTGTCACAAATACCAACACAGCGTCTGGTCTTGCTGGCTCAGGGGCTCAAGCTGCTGGAGCCGCCAGCTATGTGACCGGCCTCGCCGAGAACACTTACAACAGCCAGGTGCAGAACAATCTGGCAGAATACATGGCGGGATTGGAAGGCCACGTCAGAAACTTTGAAACTGGTTTCAACGCTGACCAGACCGGTCTCACAAATATGTATAACAGGATCATGGGTGTCACGCAAGTTGGTCAAGGGGCAGTTGCCACGCAGGCAAACGCTGGGACCATACTTTCTGGTCAGATTGGTCAAAATCTCACCGGGGCAGCTAACGCAAATGCCGCGGGCACAATTGGTGTGGCGAATGCGTATGCCGGTGGCCTTAACACTGCGTTCAGCGGCGTTTCGAACGCCTTGATTATGAACCAACTACTCAATAGGTACGGGTCGAGACCCGGAGGGTCTGGTCCCGTTAATACGGCGCCACAACCCGGGTCTAACACGCAGCAACAAGCTCGATAGGAGATTTGTCACATGTCAGGCGGACTCGATCCCTCCATCGCTCTTGGGTTTAAGCCCACAGCTCCCGCGGGGAACACCAATCCATTCAGTCAATTTTCGCAAACTGTTGACATGGCGAATTCCATCAACAGATTTCGGAGAGAGGACGAGACTTTCAACGCTCAACAGACTATCGGTAGAGCGTTGCAAAATTCTATGGACCCGCAGACTGGTCAGATCAATCAGGAAGCTTTCAAGGCCGAAATTGCCAATAATCCGATGGCGGGATTTTTGGCTCCACAAGCTCTTGCCCAAGCCAAAGCATTGGAACAGGGCAATCTGCAAGTTCAACAAACTCAAGCTCTCCTTGGTATGGCTCGACTCAACAATATGCGCCAATCTATTCAGGGATTGTTGGCAAACCCCAACGTGACCAGACAAGATGTGGTTTCGGCAGTCGGTGAATTGTTGGCCCTTCCTGAAAATGAACGGCCATTCTCAGCGACGGTGGCCGCTGCTACTCTTGCCAACCTCCCGACAAATCCTGCGGGGGTGCGCCAGTGGCTTCTTCAACAAATGGCATCTACGGACCAGGGTCTGCAGCAAATTCAAAGATTTCTGCCCAATCCTACTGGCGTCCAAACTGGAGCCGCCACAAGGTTTGTCGACACAAACCCTCTTACAAATCCCAATGCGGCTGGGCAGTCGGTCACAAACGAGCCTGGTCCGGACGCTCGGAACAATCTCGTCCAACGCTACAATCCGAATACTCGTCAAATGGAATTCGTCCCTCGCCAGGAAATTGCTCCAATGGTGGGAGGAGAAGGGGCCCCTGCCACGGGCACCGCTCCCGGCCAGGGAACTCCTCCGGGCACAGGGGCACCGCGTCCACCAATGCCGACTCAACAGCCAGGAGGAAGACCTGGAATGGGGGATGGGAGGTATCCGGGCTCTCCAAGACCTGGACAAGTGCCTGGAGCTTCAAGTCCTCCAACTGAAAGACCGACTCCTTCCGCCGCTCCTGCTGGACCCCCTCTTGGAGCTGCCGGAGCGTCTGAAGTTGTGGCGCAACGTTCTGCAGAATTGAGTATGGATTTGTCCAGAGAAGCCGGTCAAGTTCCTATGATGTTGGCGACGCTCGGAAATATGAAGACAATGTTGACTCAATTCAACACAGGTCCCGGTGCCGCCTGGACGCGTGAAATGGTCAACGCGTATAACCGAATTGCCCCTCCGACAATGCAGATCAGGGTTGAAGGCACGGCAGCGCAGGAAGAATTTGTCAAACTCTCAACTCAGTTGGCTCAACAGCAGTTCCAAGCTCTTGGAGGGACTGGAGCTAACGAGCAGTTGGCCAGTGCTATGAGAACAAGTCCAAATGAAACTCTTTCAAAGATGGGTAACCAGAGCATCATTGCCCTTCTGCAAGGTAACGCAGATGCAATCAGGGTGAAGAGTGACGAATGGCAGAAGTGGTTGTCTTCTGGCCGCGGTCCGGAAACCTACACCCAGTTCTCGAATGAGTTCAACAAGGGCTTTGATCCGAGGATCTTCCAGGCTATACACATGAGCGCGGAAAGCCGTCGACAGATGATGAACGCCATGTCTCAAAACGAGCGTGAAGACTTCAACAGAAATTTCAGAACCGCTGTCGATAAGGGCTGGGTTCGCGTTCCAGGAACTGGGGCTCAGGGAGGAAGTCGATAATGTCGGTCGACAATTTCAACGATTTGATTGAAGAAGCGGCTCGGCGCCACAACGTCGACCCTAATTTGATCAAAGCTGTCATGCACATTGAAAGTCGTGGAAATCCACGCGCATTCAACAGAGAGTCTAAGGCTGCCGGATTGATGCAAATCATTCCTGACACGGCCCGCAGACTTGGCGTGACTGATCCATACGATCCAGCCCAATCTATCGACGCCGGCGCTCGCCACCTTGCTGAAAGTTTGAACAGACACGGCGACCCTTCAAAAGCCATTTTGGAATACCACGGCGGAAGAAGGCAGGCAAATTGGGGGCCTAGAACTCAAGCCTATCTCGAAAACGTGATGAATAGGTTCAACGAAATCAACCAGCCACGTGATCCCCAGGCTGAAAACCAGACTCCAACCCAACCAGCAGCTCCTGTTGGAAACGCACAACCGACTTCCCAGCCAGGGCAAACTCAAACCAGTCAGACTGCTCAAGATCCGATTGAGATGTTTTTGTCAGGGGCTGGCCAGGAAAGCGCCGTTGCACCGACTGTCAGAGGCCCTAGAATTATCAGTCAAGCTTCGGCTTCTGAAAACACTCCGCAGGCTTCCACCGTGCCGGGTCCCAGAGCCATTCCAGATGGTATGGCCGATGATCCAATAGGCCAGTTCCTTTTCGGGGTTCAGAACGAAACTCAACGTCCAGATCCTGCAACAGGTCAAATCCCACCCCCTCGCAGACAAACCTCAGCCGGTGAAAGATTTGGGGCTGGGTTGGGTCGCGGTCTACGCGATGTTGTTGACGCGCCTGCTGAATTCCTTTCAAATCAAGCTGAAAAATCTGGACTGACCGGATATTTGAAAGACAGCTCTTTTGGAAGGTTTTTGGAAAGGGCGGGAGTTCCGATCACTTCCGGCCAACAAACCAGAGAAGGAAATCTCGAAGAGCGGAGAAATTTCGAGAGAGATTTCGGAGACAGTGGGATGGCCTTGGCCGGAAGAGTTGGCGGCCAGGTAGCAGGGGTTCTCGGTCCTCTCAAAGCTGGAGGAGCTGTGATACGTGGAGCCGGCTCCATTGTTGGTGCCACTGCCCCAACGTTGACGGCCCCCATCGCTCCTGCAGCTCGGGCTCTGGCTGGAACCACGTCTCCCGCCAATCCGTTTTTGAGATTTGGTGCTAGAGCGACTACGGGCGCTGCCCAAGGTGCGGCAACCACAGCCATGACTCTCGATCCTACTCAAGACACAGGCACCCAGATGGCAATCGGGACGGGAGCTGGTGCCGTAGGTAATGCGGTGCTCGCGCCTGCCATTTCCGCCGGCGCAAATAGCATGAGGCAGTTCCTGTCTCCGTCTCTTAATCCTCAGGTTGCGGCGTTGGCCCAAAGAGCAGAAACTCTGGGCGTCCCAGTCAGAGGCAGTCAAATAAGCGAAAGCCCGTTCATCAAGTGGCTTGATGAAACTTTGAACAACATTCCTGGAAGCGGGCAAGTTGCGAGAAACGCTGAACAACGGTCTCAATTTACAAGAGCGGTCTCAAAAGCGATCGGGGAAAATACCGACGCCATCACTCGAGATACTCTCCAAGCTGCTGAACGCAGAATTGGAAACACTATGAGCGATGTGGCAAGAAGAACCACTCTTCGTACTGACCAACAGTTCACAGACGCTCTGCAAAAAATTGACGACGAGTTGTTGAGAATGCCACTGCCAGACGGGTCGGCAAAAGCTCTGGCGCGTCAGCTAGAAGACGTGAGAAATGCCACGTCCTCCGGGACTATGTCTGGCGAAGCCTACCAAGCTTTTACCAGATACGGCACTCCATTGTCTATGGCTCAAAGATCTCCGGATCCGAACATCCGTCATTTTGCGGGACAGGTTCGCGATGCGTTGGATGATATGCTTGAGAGATCAGCTGCGCCGGAACTTGTTGACACTCTTCGCAGAGCTCGTAGTCAGTGGAGAGCGATGGTGAATGTTGTCGAACCTATGATCGAAAAGTCTCCAAACGGTCAGATCGATCCAGCCGCCTTGTTGACCCGCATTCGTGCAGCGTACCCAGATTTCTTGAGAAAGGGGACTGGTGGAAACGAGCTTGGGGAATTGGCAATGATCGGCGCACAATTCATGCCGAGGATGCCAAATTCTGGTAGTGCTCAAAGAGTAGCTATCGGGGCAGGCATAGCAAACACTGGCGCCTATCTCTTAGACCCGTCAATGTTGGCCACTGGTCTCGGGGTCACAGCTGGTACGGCCGCCGTTGGACGCGGAACTGGTGCTCTCCTTGCTAGTGACGTGTATAGAGACATGCTGTTGGGCAGAGGTATTCCAGGAGCCGTCGGTAGGGGAATTGATGAGGTCGGCGCTGGAGCTAATCGGCTTTTCCAAGCTGGAGGAGTTCCAGCCATGTCTTCAGCTGCTAGACAGGATTGGGCTAATGAACCTTTGCCCATGCCTGAACCCAACGGTCAAGTCATTGAAATCTTCCCACCTCGGAGATAGACTATGTCGGGAAATCAAGGTGGCCAGGTCGTAAATGGTCGCCAGCAATTTATCGATGGAAACGGGAGACCTCTAGCAGGTGGTAGGGTCTTTTTCTACCTCCCAAACACGTCAACTCCTGTCGCGACGTATCAAGATCCAGGTCTGACGACCATAAACACCAACCCGATCATTCTTGACGCTGCTGGCATGGCGACAATCCACACCAGCTACGACCAGCTCCGTCAAGTTCTGCAAGATCGTTTTGGAAACACGATTTGGGATAAGTTGACTGGTATCGCCGCGGACTTGTCTACGTCCACGGTCAACTTGTTGAACATAGCTGCTTTGCGTGCAAATGTAGTTCCGTATCTCACTGTCTTTGTCAAAGGATATTCCACTCCTGGAGACGGGGGCGAAGGAATTTTCTACTACGTCCCATCGGACACGACTTCTCCAGACGATCTCGGTGCCATCATTGTTGATGCTGCGGGCCACCGTTTCTACCGCTATCCGGATAAGGATGCCAGCCGAGTTAATATCCTTTGGTGGGGAGCAGTGGGTGATGGCGTCACCGACGATTACCCAGCCATCCAAGCCTGTTTCAATTACGCACACGCCAACAAAATGATACCATACATCCCAGACAGAACTTACTACTGTTCGCAGGGACCGTGGCTTCTTGGTGGTGCTCCGGGACTTTGGATGGATGGTGTGATCCTCTCCCCTGGAAATTTCGCTGCTCTGACTTTGGGTTCCAATGGCAACGCCAACAATCAGAGCAAAAGATACGGGCCCCTTAGAGTAAAACGCACCACTGTTTCCAATTGGAGTAATGAGGCAGATGTTGGAATTCGAATTTACAATTGCGACGCATGTCATATTGAAATCCCTCTGATTGACGGATTTACCATTGGATTGGAGACGGTTGGAGACGGTAGAGGTTTCGAGGACTCGAACATTTTCCTCGGCCGCATTGTCGACAACAGATACGGCATCAACGTGAGAACGCTTCAAGCCTCAAGCTGGAATAACGCCATTAGATATTTTGGTGGACACTTTGCTTGCAGGTCTAGCACAAACCCACATCTCTCAAGATTTGGAGTAAGATTTTCCGCTGACGCTGGAGCATACGATAGACACAATGCCCACTTTTTCTACTCGCCAGCATTTGAACTTCAGAGACAGGGGACGCCGGCCACAATTGAGGCTATTCCGTTTTTGTTTACGGCTGGAGACGAACGCGGGATTGTCGGTTGGGGCATCCGCATGGAAGGTTGCAGTGAATATGTCGCTAAAGCCGTCAGTCAGGTAAATGACTGCCAGTTTTGGGTGGCATTCACCGGGACATACGGCTTCAAAGGTAATCAAGTTTTGTACGATCCGGCCAACACTAGGTGCGGCGTTACTGTTTACACAAACCACCAGTCGAGCGGCGCCGAAGTCACACCCAGGTTGTTTGCTGACGCGTCCAATCTGAGAGCTTCTGCCTATAGGGACAACAGTCAATCAGCTTCGGGTGAAGCTTTGACTGGCGCCATAGGGTTTGAAAAATTGGTGTGCCTATCAGGTTCCCCAAATTCACAAATCGTAAATCTTAGCAATGGCGTTTTCAACGGTTTGACTTTTGTAGACGCTGGAGCCACCTTACTGACTAATGATGGAGTCGGGTTAACCACGGCGAGAGCCTTAGCGTTTGTTGTCGACGTGTCCAGATGTAAGGAAATTTTCGTCGCCGCAGAGGGCAACGACCTTCGGCTGATCGTCCAACAATACGATGCTTCTGAGAACATACTCAATGAGAATTACCCAATCAGACTTTCGAACATGAACACGGTCGGAAATTTTAGCGTTCCTACCCCTCCTCCACATGCGCCTATGTGGTGGGAAGGCAATGTCAATTTAGACCAACCTTTGGAAATCTACAATAACGACTTCACCGTCCTGCTTCAAACCGTTCCAGACTTTAACAGGATGCAGAGAATTCAACTCAACAATGCGGCAAAATACGCTGTCATTGGGGTCAGGGCGGGTGTGGCAGGAGCTGTGCTTAGATCGCTAAGACTTTACTGCGACGTTCTTCAATCTCCTCCTCTACTATACGGGGCCAACAGACCATTTGGGGCTCAAGAACGTGCAGTCTTTGTTGAAGGTTTGGATCCACCGAGTCTATCTCCAGGGTCCAGATACTTCGTAACGGTGACTTTCCCCAACGCTAGAACTGGGGACCCTATGGAAGCGACATTTGTTCCAGACACGATTGGGACTTCTCTCATAGGTTATATCAGGATCACGGCACAAGTTACGACGGCAAACAACGTTTTAGTGTGTTTTGAAAATCTCCACCCAAGCAGTACTGTCGACCTGACGATCGGCACCATCTACGTCCAGGGGCGAAAGCTCCGTATATAACCCAGCAACCAACGGAAGGATCAACCGCGCCATGTCTGAAACTTTGACCACTCGCGATAAAATTTTTCGCCAATTGAATTCAGCTTACAGGGCTGGGTATCCGTTGGCGGAGCAGAGATTTCTTGAGATTATTGCCAACCTGATTGCAGGCGGCGATGTGTCTCAAGTAAGTTCAAATCCTGCACAGCCGGGTTTGGCCGTCGGTGGTCAAACTTCCGGGCTCTTTACCCCAATTTTGGGGACGCTCGGTATTGTCGTACTTGGGGCTGAGCAGGTAAGATTTCTCGGCGTCTCGGACGCCGTAAACCGTGTCGAAATCTCTGGAGCTGCCGCGTCTTCACCGGTGACGGTTGCAGCGGCCGGCTCTGACACCAACGTCCAATTGAACATTTCGTCAAAGGGCACGTCCAATATCTCTATGAGAACTGGAGGCAATCAGCAAGTTCTCATCATCAATACGACGTCCGCGACCAACTCCATCGGATTGACGGGGTCCACGGCATCGAGCCCAGTCCAGATTGCCGTTCAAGGTGGCGTCAACATTCCAATTGCGGTCGTGTCGAGAGGCACGGGTTCAATTCAATTTGCAACTCAGAACAGCGTTGCGCGGGTCCAGTTTGAAGTGGCTGACACTGCCGGCACGGTTGTCAATTTTGTCAGAGCGACCGGCAACATTGCATCAGCGTTCCCAATTGTCTCTGCTCAAGGTTCTGATGCAAATATCAACTTACGTTTGGAAGGTAAGGGAACTGGTTCGGTTGACCTGTCAAGTCACCTCGCCAACTTCCTTCGCATTTCAGGCGCTGCTGCCACAATATCTCCGATTGTTGCAGCCGCTGGTTCTGACACCAACGTCAATCTCAGACTCCAGCCTAAAGGCACTGGGACGGTGGAAATTGGCGACAATCTTGCAAACTTCTTAAGAGTTGCCGGTGCCGCCACAACTCTTTCGCCGATTGTTGCAGCCGCTGGTTCTGACACCAACGTCAATCTCAGACTCCAGCCTAAAGGCACTGGGACGGTGGAAATCGGTGGCAATCTTGCAAACTTCTTGAGCGTCGCCGGTGCCGCCACAACTCTTGCGCCAAATTTGTCAGCCCAGGGTTCAGATGCCAACATCGACCTGACTCTCACTCCAAAAGGCACCGGTCGGTTGAACATCGCGGGGACCGCCGTAACCGCCGCGACCTCGGCAGCGGCTTTCTCGGCCACAAGTCGAGTTCAGATCAAAATCAACGGAACCTCGTTCTGGATCCCAGCCTCTTCAGCCGCCTGGTAAATCCTACAACCTTTGGGGAGATTGAGATGCAGGAAAATTTCTTTGCTAGTGAAGCTGCTCAAGCGGCTGGAGCGGGAGCCCTCGGACTCCTAGGTCGTGTCATGACCCTAGCTCGAGCCGATAGAAGACCTCTAGGCTGGTCTCTGCTGTGGGAAATCCCAGTGGCGATTGGGATGGGGATTATTGGGTCCGGGTTGGCGGATTTTCTAAATCTTCAGAATTTCGCCCACCACGCCATGACTATTTCAACTGGCTATCTTGGGCCGAGAATTTTGGATCAACTATTCGATAGGTGGTTTCCACCTCCGCACAACAGAAGAAAGGATGACAAAAATGTCGACAACAACAAATAGACGTCCTCCAGTGAGCTGGAGGAACAACAATCCAGGAAACATTCGCTTTGTTCCTTCCATAAAGTGGCAGGGGCAGGAAGGCGAAGGTGACGGTGGTTTTGCCAAGTTCAAAACTCCTGAATTCGGGTTTAGAGCCTTGGCTCGCCAGCTCATGACCTACAAGGAGCGGTATGGGCTCGACACTCTCAGAAAAATTCTGAACCGTTGGGCCCCTCCGAATGGTTTTGCAAACGGGAAAAGCTACGAGCAAAACACCAACGGCTACATTGAAAAAGTGGCCAAAGACATGGGCGTCCACCCGGACGATCCTTTGAATGTCCAAAATGCCGCCACCATGTTGGCTCTGGTGAAGGCCATTGCCGACTATGAGGATGGGGCCGGTTGGAAGTGGCCGGACCATCACATGGTTGAAGGTCTCAGACTTGGCGGCTTCGACGTTCCTCCTGTCCCAGTATACCAGACCGGAACCGTCAGGACAGCCGCAAAGGTCGGAGCCGCCGGTGTGGCGGTCCAAGGAATTGGGCCTTTGACAGAGGGCATTGCCAAAGCGGTCCCAGCCATGTCCGTTCTGAAAGACCTGGCACCCTGGTTGGCAGCCTTGATCGTGGTCCTGGTGGCATCCTGGTTTGTCTGGGAGCGCATCCAGAAGCATAAGGCTGACGCGCCATGATATGGGTATCCACAGCATGGGCTTTGTTTCGATCCAGCCGCATGGCCAGGTATCTTTTTCTTGCCGCCGGTATGGTCGCAACGATCGGGATGGCACTGGTTATGGCCTTTGTCAGAGGCAATGCCCGGGGCCGCGCCAGGATCGACCACGAGTACGCGAAAAAAAGCTTGGAAAGGAGAGATGTTAGAGATGAGGTTGATCGCAACGTCACTCGCGATAATGACCCTAGCGGCCGGCTGTTCAAACACTGGTCGAGGGATTGATGCATGTGGTCCATGGCGTCCCATTATTGTGAGTCGCCAGGACCATTTCACCGAACTGACGGCCAGACAAATTCTGGCCCACAATGAAGCAGGC